AGGTCCGTACGCAGACCACCTTCGATGCCGGTGGCGCGTGTCGTTTCGGCTGTCAGGTCCGTACGCAGTTGACCTTCGATGCCGGTGGCGCGTGTCGTCTCAGCGATGATTGCGTTAGCGTTTGCCTTCGCAGCGGAATCCAGCAGGTCATCAGCAGCGGCCAGAGTCGTGGCAGCAGCGATGTAGTTTGCAGCCGACTTGACGATGTAGTTACCAGCGACATCCATACCGGCAGAAGCTTCGATCTTGTCGATTTCAGCTTGCAGAACAGCAGTTGATCCGCCGGTTGCAAACGTGATGATCGCAGTACCGTTGAAGCCACGGTACACGAGGTCAGTGGTGTTGTACCACACTTGACCGGATTGTGGGGAAACTGGATCGGAAGAAAGATTGTCGATCCGCGCATTTTTGATCTGACCGAAGCCAGCTATAACCAAATCACCGACTAAACGCATTTTGTATTACTCCAAGTAAAGCCCGGATGGGCAAAGATTAAATGTTGAATGTCAACGACACATGTCCCGCAGTCGCCTGTGAGAATGTTAGCTTCAAATTATCAACATCAACAATTTGACACTCGTTCGGTAGAATCTGGAAACCGTCTCCGTCAAATACCGCGTAAGTGAAGTTGCGACTACCGCAATTGTGAGCAATGTTCCACTCAAGCAACGCTTCCGATGTTTCAAAGGTGAACGTATTCACCTTTTTCAACTCTTTCCAAACTCCAAGACCTGCGTACTGCCACACCCTAGAGTTATCTGCCGTAATGACCAGCATGCCGGTTTTCAACGCCAGTTTTAGTGCTGCGTCTGTATACATCAAGTCCCGCGCAGCAGCATTAGCGACGACCCGAAGGCCGCCGCGTATGTAAATATCTTCAACAATATGCCACTTGGCGTTGTTCTTTGGGAGCAACGCCGAGGATACTTGAATAGGCATGACCGTCTCCTATCAAGGAATCATTGTTGTATTTGGCGCTAAAGCGGCTCCAACGATACAGATTGAAACGTCTTTGATTGACGCCTCGACAGTTGCAGGGGTAACAAGTTGCAAGATGTCTCCAATTTGCAGGTTGAGGTCTTGCGGCCACACAAAAGTTCCTACCGTTGAACCCTGCGTAAACGTCAACGTACCCTTCGCAACACCGTTAACTGTCAAGCTGTACACGACAGCGTTTGTCGGTGCTGTTTTCGCACGTGCTTGAGAACCTGCGATGCCTAACTTCAAGCTAATGATGCGCGGTGCTACAAAGCTTGACACAGGTTCCGACGCTTGGTCCATATTTCCGGCAATGAATGTCGAAATATCGTACGGCAATGCCAACACTGTCGTCATTGGATCGTAGTCTGCACCACGTGGTCCAGTGACGTTTGAAAGCATGATCCACGAACCACCTTGCTTCTGGTAGACGTCGCCGTTGGTATCGTTCAAGTACATGTCGAGGTCGTTGCCGAGGCCGACAGCAGGTGCGCCGGTTCCAACACGCCAAACAGAAGCAGCGCCTTGAATACCTTGTTGACCTTGCGGCCCTTGTGCGCCGACAGCACCTTGAATTGCCATGTTGAGCCAAGAAGCAGGACTCGATGACGGTGTTTGACCAACGCTCGGTGCAATTGCAAGCCACGGCGTTTGGATTCCGTTACCGTCAAGTGACGTTACATAGTCACCAACAACGTACGGTGTCACACCTGCATAAGGCCCACGATAAACAAGTGAGGTACCTTGCGGTCCAATTTCACCTTGAATACCTTGTGTGCCTTGGACGCCTTGCGGTCCAACTTCACCTTGGATACCTTGAGCGCCGGTATCACCCTTCGGACCTTGTGCACCAGTCAAACCAGTGTCGCCGGTCAAACCGGTATCTCCCTTCACACCTTGTGGACCAGCATCACCCTTGATGCCTTGCGGACCAGCAGGACCAGTTGCACCGGCAGGTCCGGTTGCACCGGTCAAACCGGTATCACCTTTCGGACCTTGTGGACCGGCGGGTCCGATGTCACCTTGATCACCCTTAACACCAGTAAGACCTTGAACACCGGGATCACCCTTGACACCGGGATCACCTTGCAAACCTTGTGCACCAGTTGTGCCATTAGCACCAGTATCACCCTTGATTCCTTGCGGTCCTTGCGCACCAGTTGCACCTTGCGGTCCGGTTTCACCTTGTGCACCAGTTGCACCGACTGGACCTTGCGAACCAGTTAAACCAGTGTCACCCTTAATACCTTGAGCACCTTGAGCACCGGCAGGTCCGGTTGCACCGGCAGGTCCGGTTGCACCGGCAGGTCCAGTGTCACCCTTAATACCTTGAGCACCTTGAGCACCTTGAGCACCTTGAGCACCGGCAGGTCCGGTTGCACCGGCAGGTCCGGTTGCACCGGTCAAACCGGTATCACCCTTGATGCCTTGCGGACCAGCAGGACCAGTGTCGCCGGTCAAACCGGTATCACCTTTCGGTCCAATACTTCCAGTGTCGCCTTTATCACCCTTGACACCGGGATCACCTTGCAAACCTTGTGCACCAGTTGTGCCATTAGCACCAGTTGCACCAGTTGGTCCAACACTACCAGTATCACCCTTCGTACCTTGCGGACCCATCGGGCCTTGGTCACCAGTTGCACCAGTCAAACCCATCGGGCCAGTTTCACCGACAGGACCAACGTAACCACGTGGACCTGCAACACCTTGCGGTCCTTGCAGTGAAATTTCTGTCCACGTTACAAGGTCTGGAGCAAGTTTGTAAATCAACCCATTGTCTGTCGTTAAAACAAGCATTCCGTTCTTCAACGCTGTTGGGTCAATGGCGTTGCGTTCGGTAATGGTCGAGCAAACCCTGAAGCCACCCTTGAGATAAGTATCTTCAAGGAGAGCATAAGTGTTTCCATTCTTCGGGATTAGAATGGATGCGAGTGCAATTGGCAAGATATAGCTCCTTAGAAAGTTATAGTGCTGGAGAAACTGTCCACACGTTGATTGCGGCAGAGCCTTGGTTTGCCATGTCACTACGATACACGTAGAATGGTGTTGCAACACCATTCACAGTGATCGTGACAGAGAACGGTTGGTCAATACCGCCAGCGGCGTTTGTGGCTGCTGATGTACCTTCGCCACTATTACCGGCACCGCCCCACCCACCAACAAACTGACTTTGTATGTCAAAGAATTGCGCCTTGCCGTAAGAGGCAGGATACGCGAAGTACATATAGGTGTTGGAGCCAATCACATCAAACGAAATGTTTGCACTGACTGACGCTGCGGTGCCACGGAACGGCAGTGCTGTAACAAATGCTTGCCAATCAGACGGCAGAGCAACACCCGGACCATAGAACGGGTAGATCGGAGTAACAACTGCAATCACCGTGATAACCTTTGTTGCGGTCGATGCGGCAGCAGCACCCGGCAGCGTGTACGATGCGGTCAGCGTGTCGGTACCAGCAGCAGCACCAGTCACAACACCAGCAGCAGTGACAGAAGCGTTTGCATTTGCAAATGTCCATGTCGGAACAACTGTCTGCGATGCACCGCTATTCAGAAGCGCGGCGGCAGTGTATGACGATGTAGCACCAACATTGACCGATGCAGCACCGTTAATCGTCAGAGTCGTGACCGCCAACTTGGTGATGCTGATCGTCTTCGTCGCAGTAAACGTAGTGCCGTTGATAACGGCTGTAGCTGTCGCAACAACGTTGCCTGTTGCAGCAATCGGATTAACGCCGGTGAGCAAGCCAGTCGTTGCGTTGATCGTTGCCAGAGCGGTGTTGTCAACAACCCATGATGCGGTAACCGGTGAGGTCGTTCCATCATCAAACGTTGCCGTTGCCGTTAACTGACTCGTACTTCCAGCGTACGTCATTGCAGCGCCGCCAACCGTGATACCAGTTGCAGCAGCCTTCGTCAGATTGATGTCCTTGGTTGCAGCAGCCATCTTCGTCCAGCTTGGGTACACTGCGTTCAGAGTGACGACGGCGTTTGCAGCAAGAACACCAACATGAAGTTTGTTTGTCGCGTCGACAGACACGCCAGCAGGTACGTTGCCCGACAGTGTGATCGGTGCAATTACATCACGTACAACTTGCGACGGTGTTCCTTGGGGACTCAACTCGGTCTCCGTCAGCTTCAGCGTGTACGGTGATTGTGAGCCAGCGCCAACCGACGCAGCGCCGTTGATTTCTAGTGTCCCAGTCAAGCCAGTGATGTAACCGAGAAGAGGCCTCAGTGCTGCGAGGTCAAGAACTGGAGTTGCACCAGCATCACCCTTGTCACCCTTCGGACCACGCGGACCAGCATTAGCAACATAGTACTGCGGATCAGAGAAGATTTCATCGTAAGTACGAACCACTTGCCACGTCAGTGACGGCATGCCTTCTGGTGATGGCAGCGAGGTCGTCGTATCCGGGTTGTACTCATCACTCAGCTTGACTGCCTGACGGAAGTATGCGCTTGTCGGATCGAGAACAATCCAAGTCGTGTTGACAGGAATCCCCAAATAGGAAGGCTCGGTCTTGGAACCGACGACTGTGAAGCGTAGCGCCAGCACAGGATGTTCCATTTGAAAGATGATTGGATTGAAGACGTCAAGATTGCGAAGGTCTGCAAGTTTCTCAACGCTTGCAATAAACTGCTGCAAACGTAATTCCATGTGAGGAGACTCCAAGTTGTTGAGACGATATTAAATTACAATGGTAGACTTCACGAGGCGTCAGGTGAGGCCAACTCGATTGCAGTCTTCGGCATGGCTGGGTCTTCTTCACCGAAGCCACTTGTTGGCGGCACGTTTGTTGCGACGACTTGAAGTCTTTCAATAAGCTTTTGCTGGTTTTCTTTCAACTCGTTGTTCACTGCGATCTGATCGTTCAACAACCGGGTGAGGACTGCTATCTCGCCCTTGATGTTTGCAACCTCGTTCAAGGCGCTGTTGCGTTGGTCAGAGACCGTCTGCAACAACGTCTGAACTCGGAGATCGGAGATTTCTTTGGAAAGGGCTTGTTGTGGTGTGTTCATTGTCTTGTACTCTTTCAGAAGTGAAAATTAACCACGGGCTGTTATGAACTCTCGGTACGTTGAACCAGTTGCCAGAATGTTTGCATTGAGGCGAATGCGCTTGGTCGTGATCGTCGGATCGAAGTACGCGTCCAAGTTTAATGCGCCGGTAGCAATCGTATCTGGCGTGTTGTTGCTGTCATCACAAATGACTTGGAACCAGTAAAGACCACCGGCGTCCATGATTGGTTGTAAGAACCGAGAAACCATCATCTGCAACTTACTGCGGAGAATCTGATCGTTGGGATCGAAGACGCTGTAGATGTCAGCGATCTTGATTGACTTCTCGATCATGTTCATCAATCGACGTACGCCAATGTTTGTCAGAGCCGAGGCCATAACTTGCATCGTGTCACTGCCCCAAACTTTGTAACCAGCGCCGTTCGGGAAATAACGAACCGCATTGATCTGTGCATCGTTCAGTGCATCGCGCATGCCTTGATTGTAAAGGTGTCGCGATTCAAGAACATTGAGCTTGCCGCGAATCATACCGGCGGGGCCGTACCAAACGTTCTTGATGTTGTCTGTCAACGCCATTGCAGCAGCAGCGAATCCAGACGGCGGCAACCAAATATGACGGTCATTGAACTTGTCAAGAATCTTCAAGTCCGGCGAATACATTGCAGCGTAACTTGAGTCAAGGTTTAGCGTGTCAACGCGGTAGGCCATTGCGCTTGCAACTTGTTGCTCACTGCTTGGAACGTCCAGCACCGCAATAGCGTCCATGCGGTCGCGTGCGATACCGGCAATAGCACGTTGAATGTCGGCAATGTCTTGCATGTTGTTCATACCAATTGGCGCACCACCTTGAATCAAGATGTTGACGTCGATGTGCTCAGTATCGTGGTACAAGTCCCAACCGCGTTGCACTTGGCCGCTGGTCACTCGTCCACCATTCGTCGCACCATCAAAGAATACGCTGGCGGTCTCAAGTACCTTGACCATCGGTGCAAACTCGTTGTTGCGCACGCGAATCAGATCACTCTTCTTGTTGATAACATCTTCAATGAAGAGTTGGTTGCCATAACCGTCAAGGCTTGACTCGCGTTTGACCAAGAACGATTCCGTCGGATGCTGGCGCGGACTCGTGTAGTCAAGAAAGACGTCAACCCAAAACGCGTCCATATCGTCGAAGAAGTCATCGGGGACGACGACACCAGCTTTGGAATTGGGCCGCACTTGCACGTAGATGCGGTTGTTCCATTCACCCGGATCAATAGCACATACCATAAACATCTGGTTTGCAATAGCAGGGTCATTCGGATTGAAGGCAAACGAACCAAATGGATCGTATTTCCCTTTTGCGTTTGACGAGCCGTCATCAAAGACGGTCAACTTCGGTCGCGGAACTTGTGCCGCACTGTCATCAACAGTGTAGATCGCACCAGCGGTTAGCGGCAGTTCTCCAAGGGCAGCATTGTCATTGACAACACGCGTCACATAGAGACGACGACTTTGTTGAAGGAAAGTCAGAGCAGCATAGTGCATCAAACTTTGCTTAGGGTTTGGTTTCCCAAACTTCGAAATGAAATCATCTTCACTTGTGACGAGGGTGGTCTGCATGATTGGACCTTCAGCGGAAGGACCAACGATTGCTCCAATTGATGTGGACACCGCACGCACGCGTTGCGAACGATCATATTCAGTCACATAAGAACCGGGACTGGAGTTGTTTGCCATGTGATATTCTCCAAGTTGTGTTTTCGTGCAGTCGCTAAATTAGAATTTCTTTAAAGCCAGAACGAACAAAGCCCAACCAAAGTTAATTGGTTGGGTCTTATGGTGTTTCACTTGGTGCGGGGGATGTACTTGCCACATCCCGACTCTTCGACAGAGACGCGGGGCCAGACTGTCATAAGTTTACCAACTGTTGCAGATACGTCTTTTGATGTTGGGTTTGTTTTAAACCCGGACACAACAACACGGGGAGAATCTTCACGACAATCGTGGTATTGCTGATTCTCTGTTATGTGTATGAACTTACAATCTCCACATTTCACGAAATTCTCCTAGACAGGTTTTCCTATACATGGAGAAATTAGCATGGTTCGTTTCAAACTACTTAGTGGAGAGTTTCAGGTTGTCCCGACACATACACTTTGTCGCCAAACTCTGTTGCAACACGTTGGCTAAGACCGGAGACCAGCATGCTTAACGCAGTATCTTCGTCACCCGCGCGGTATGCTTCGGCAAACTCTTCGCGTATCTCTTGCGGCCATCTATTTTTCTCGTCGCAGCACGAGAAGTCAGGACAACATTCGTCACGTTCATCATTGTGTACGTCTTCACCTTTGAGCCACAACGCCAGTTGTTCAAGGGGAGTCATTGAATTCCCCATTCAAACCGTTAGCAGCGTCAGTCGTCCTATTCGGGAATTGAATAATCTTACAAACAGGTGGGTTGCGAATACGTTCACGTGCCAAGTCACACAATGTCTTCATGTCGTGACGGACGGAGAAGAACTGTTCTGAATTCACATGCTTGAAACCTTTCGGGTTCCCTGCAAGGTCCAGCATGCGGTTGACGTCACGACCGACGAACAATGCACGTTCAGTCTCGCAGTGTATTTCACAGTACCCAATAAAGTGTTCATCATTCATCATCGTCTCCGCAGGTGTTGGTGACCGGGCTGTCGCTCATGACACCGATCACAAAGAGTCTTCAGATTATAGAGAATGGTACGGCCACCTTTGGAAACTGGAATTATGTGGTGAGCACGCAGTCGATTTCCTTTGCTGCTAACTGCGCCACAACCAGTACATTGATGACCGTCCCGCGCAAGGCACTGCGCACTAATCGTGTCCCAATCTACAGTGTAGGCTTGAACATACGTGCGCCGTACCTTTGAAACAAGCTTTGGTTTTATTGAACGCATTGTGCTGCTTGTACATCTTCACGAGCATCGTTCAATGCACGCTGCTCTTGTTCAACCAATTGCCGTTCTTTACGTGCGATGTAGTTGAGCGACGTTTCGTTGTCACGGTCAGATAGAAGCATGACCGGGTCCATGCTCAAAAGGATTTTCATTTCACGACTGCATTTCGGGCTTCGCACAAACTTGGTTTGCAGCCACTTCAAGTTGTTGAGGCTTGGAGAGATTGTCTGGCGAAATGCTGGAAGGTCAAGTCTCTTGTCTTTCAGCATTTGGTTCAACCGGTCAAGGTTTGTCATTGAAATATCTTCCACTGTCATTTGATTGGGGTTGGAGAATGGTCGTGCTGGTATGCTGCATCATGAACTGCTTCCAGACGTTCCTGAATTGCCAAACACGTTCTTGGCAAGATTGAAACGTTTAGGTGTTGCGTGGAGTACCCCAACATCAACGTGTTGAAGTGCTCCATGTAAGGCAAACTGCATTGAGCCGCGTCTGGATCGTACCGAAGTTCAATACCCGGCTGCACGAGCACCATGCGGTCAAACATACCGCATAAGTGCTTGCAACGACCGACAAACTCGAAGTACTTTGTTTCAAGCCAAGGGTCTGCCGGAAAGTTACGAAGCACATCTGCTTCCATGTACGCAAGTACGTCAAGCGGAGTACGGTCACAAATACCTTGTGACGGCATTGCCTCCCATTGCCGTGCAAGACCGTCAAGAATCAAGGTCTGCACTTTCAGACGAGTTTCAAGATCGTACTGCTCTTGTGCGTTGTACCCATTATCAGCAAGAATACCGCGCGTTGTCGTCTGAACAAACGTGTATCCATAATCTTCTGCAAAGGCTTTTGCCAGAGTAGTCTTGCCAACTCGTTGCGCACCACAAAGTCCAAGTATCATGTTGTTCCCTTTTCAACCAACTGCCAATCCCTATTGAATTCGTACGTATGGATGATACGCATTTCACGGCCTTGACCAACAATCCAATCACCAACCGCGAGAAACATGCTCCCACTGTCATAGCCACCACCATGCGACTCACCACCAAGTCTCCAGTGGCCGCGATTGATAAGGCCACGTCCAATATCTTCAGGTGGACACCAATAAATGCTTGGATGCACCGTCGGGTCTCCGAGAAATTGGACAGCGTTGACGGCGGTACCTGCTGGCTTCGGTCGTGTTTGTACCTCTACAGGAACATTTGGAACTGTGCCAGTAGCGACGTACATCTTAATGATGTCTTGCACGTGCTGGTTGTTGAAGACAGCAATAATGATGTGATCCGGCGGTAAAAACTTGATGCTCTCTGGCATTGAGTACGCATCAGTGTGAATCGGCACTGTCCAATAAGTACCAACAAACCCTTCAAGGACTTCCTCGTGTTTCTGACTCGGTTCAAACCGGTCAAAGAAGTCTTTGTTGTTTGAAAGCACTGACCAAACGGCGTTCCCAACACAAACAACTGCGTTGAAAATTGGTGGTAGTGATAGAAGTTCTTCATTGAGGGCCGTTGGTGAGAACGGCTGGACCGCGACGGTGTGGTGACAAAACGAAAGCCCGGATCGTACTTTACTCAGGATCGTGTTCATGCACACCCACCTTAGTAGTCAGATGTAACGACGGAATCATGAATGGGAATATGGTCATGTCAACAACAAGCGGCTCCATCTTATTTGCATCAAACGTTAATGCAACCTTTGTGACATTGTGTTCAAGAGGAAAGCCGGGCATTGCATAGTTGCAAGACAACAACGTATCATCAACTCGCGCTTTCTCGCCACGGCTGTTACAGGCCACGATGTGCAGAATCCCGCAGTCGAGTTCAACACCTTCTGGTGATACTGAAATGTCAAGACCTTCGTACAGCGTTTCACGTATTGCTTCGATTTGCTTGTCGTACAGCGAAAGGCCACCAGCGTCAGTGATTCGAGAATCCAACCGGTTAAAGAATTCATGTTCATTGAGTGTGATCTTCATACGATGAATTCCTTTTTGAAGAGTTGTGATACACGGCCATCTTCCGGGTATGGAGCGTAACTGACGTCAGCAGAAAAGTACCGCTGTGATGCCAACTCACGACCAATTGTCTTGTCGAACTGGTCGCGCACATGGCACCGGACAATGGCGTACCTGATTGACGTATGGTCAAACTTCTCGGAGTCCAGTTGCCAAGCAATCACCGCCCCGCCAAAGTTCTGTACCTTACCGTCTTTGAAACGACGCAGGTACGTGAAGTTTAGACCGGACCCGGCAATATCTTCCTTGATGCTTGAACGTAGTGCTTTGGGAATAGGTTTGTTTGCCGACGTTTCGTCCTTGAGTCTGCTAAGAATGCCAATCATCTGCGTGTGTGAAACACCATCGGCACTACACCAATGCCAGCAGTCTGCGAATTCGACAGACGGGCAGTCCTGAGAATCCAGAATAAGCGGACGCGCACGAGTACTCTTCGTTGCTAGAAACTCGTTGATGACAGCGGCTCTATCCTTTGGATCGTGGTCACGCAACGTCGCATGAATCTTAAACCGTGACAGTGCTTCAATCAAAGACACTTGAGCGTTTTTGCACACGTTTGACAGGACTAGGCTGTAACCAGCGCGGCAAATCTTTGACAGCAGTCCAAAGGCAACCGGGTCTGCGTTGTACTCGCCTTGAGCGACGGCCATTGACCGTGCGCTGACTAGAAAGTTTGCTGTATCAACAAACACAAACTTAGTGTGGATATTGTGTTTCATCTTTAGCTTCTTCATCACAGTTCCTTGATACGATTCTGCGGCCCAATGTTGAGGCCGATGTTTATTGGGTAGTGAAGCTTCGTCGCAAAGAACGTGATCGGGTCTTTACTACTCAACGCAACGATTCGAGGTACGTGTGAATACTTCTCAAGCAGGTCACGTACCTTTTCCAACTTGAAGGCCGTGCTTGAGTCATTTATGTTGCTTATGACCAGCAAGCTAGGGATTTCATCAGTCGTCTTGTCACGTAGAGGATCGCCAAGACCACCAAACACGCGGTGCCAAATAGGCATGACCCGGCCCGGTTTATGTCTAGCAACCCAAGACGTTATCGCGCAATCGAAGATGTGAATTGCAAGGTGCTTCGCCAGCAAGTCACTTGGAAAGCTGTTGATACCTATCGCGCATGACGCGCGTAGTGGGCTTTCTATAAGCGAGGCAAGTGCTTTTATTTGACGCGCCGCAGACACAACCTTCGTCTGCATTCCCGGCATATCCGTTTCATACTTAACCAAGTTTGGAACTACATCAAAGGTTCCGTGTCCGTGAAACATGTCTGCTTGCGGAACACCGCGACCCATCAGAAGTTTTTCCCTTTCCTTTGGCAAGCGTTTTAAAAGTAATTTTTCCACTCGAAACTCCGAAGTGTCTAGATCATCTGTGACTGACCGTAGTCAATCAACCCTTGGCAACACCGGTCGAACCGTAACCACCATCACCACGGCTTGTATCGGGTAACGATTGTTTCGACGAGACGATGTTCCATTCGCAAATATAGACTGGAGCAAGCACAAGCTGTGCAATCTTGTCACCATCGTTGACAGTGTAATCGTCACCAGTGTTCCAAACGATGATGCCGATTTCACCACGGTACGGACTGTCAATGGTGCCAATGCTGTTTGCGATGCGAATACCGGTCTTCAGAGAAATTCCGCTGCGGGGACGTGCTTGGAACTCATAGCCGGGAGGGGTAGCAACGTACAGGCCGGTCGGGACGATGACGGTCTTTCCAGCGCCAATGACCAGTGGTTCATGTTCATCAGGAAGGTTTGCGCGAACATCCATCCCTGAGTCAAACATATGCGAGTACTCAGGAACACCATGTCGAGACTCGCAATAGATTTGGACTGGGATGATCGTTGCAAATGGGGCATGGTTTCGTTGTACGTTCATGTTATTTTCTCCCCGCACGCATGCGGCCTAGTGAAGTTGTATCTTCATCAAAATCGAGAAGACGTTGGGCTTTGAAATCCTCATCGTCGGCAACTGCACCACGACGTCTGTTGGCGTGCGACAAGTACTCCAAAGCAGCTTGAGTTGTCGCGTCCTTTGAGAACTGGTACTTCCACTTCTTCATCTGTGTCACGCACTGACGTGCACATCCAATTGATGCACCCATTGCTTCGTCGTACCAAAGACGGACGATAGGCTGGCGCTTCCCATCCATCGGTGTTCTGACTCGTGACGTCTCTTGCTTGTAGTTCGGCTCGTTGGCAATTGGCATCGCCGTATGAATACAGGACCACCGAGGAACGTTTAGACCAAGCTGCAACAAGCTACGTGTTCCGACGATGACCTTAACCGCACCACTCTTGGCTTCGGCCAGTATGTCACGGCGCAGGTCTTTATTCTTCTGACCAGCACCACCGCCAACGAAAGCTTTCGCAATCAACGAACCGTGCTTCTCGTTAATCATCTTGACGATCAGGTGAATGTGTTTGACAAACACTAATGGGACGACAACACTGTGGCCGGTTGCAACGTCACGCAAGATGCGGTCAACGATTAGCTCATTGCGCTTCTCGTTCTTCGCAAGTGCTTGCATCATGTACGTCCACTGCTTTGGAACCGAGCGCAGCTTCAATCCGGTTTCCTTGATGAAGACCTTTGGAGTCATCGCCTCGATTGTAGTTTTGGCAACAACAGGGCCGATCACGCGCTTAAAAATCCACTGCCTACCGTCCTTGCGGTCGACTGTTGCTGTCACGCCAAACCTGTACCGCGTAAAGAACTTGTTGACAACGCCAGCGAACACGTTTGCACCTGCACGATGTACTTCATCAATGCCGACCGTGCCAATGTTTGCCATTAGCTTTTTGAAACGCGCACTACCGTTTATCTTGGATGCAAATTGTTGGTAGGTGCAGACCATGATTTGCATCGTCTGGTAGTCTTCATCGGTCTTCGGGAACCCGTACAGCTTCTTCCCGGCACGTTCCTGAATCTCAGGCAGGTTTGTGCACTTAGGAATACCTTCAGCCTCATTACCTTCAATGTGCCACAAGAACTGCTGCAAGAATTCGTGCTGGTGAGCAAGCAGTATCATGCGCTGCCCAAGCTTCAATGCTATGTAAAGCAACAGCAACGTCTTACCGGTTCGTGGTGGTGCTTCAAGCAGACCGTACTTCCTTTTCAGAAACGTGTCGACCAACTGCTGTTGGTGTGGGCGAAGCTTGGCGGTAAACTTGATCTTGTACTGAAACGGGGCCATATGCCTTTTGTCGATGATGCGATGTTCGTCAAAGGATATGCCAGCGTTTGCCTCGATACGTGATTTATCACCAACCGGAAGCCCGATGTAGTGATTGCCTTGAATGTTCTTTGTGTTGAACAGCTTCGCCTGTCCAAAGTAGTTTGGGCATGCCTCGCAAGTTGCGCACGGGCGCTCTGGCTTGTACTCACACGTTGAACAACCAGTATCCTTGAACAAATGCTTGATGTACTTCGTCTTCAATTCGTCCATGTCGTAAATGGACTTGACCGGAATGTAGACACGGTCACGTATGAATATCTTTGGTTTGTCTTTGACCACTTGGACCGCCTTACTTGTTTTCATGTCTTGTCTTTACAGTTCGGTCAACTAGAGACAACCTGCTGAGTACGCACTCGCATTTCTGACAAGTAGTGTAGTCAAACTGGTCAAACACTCCGGGGATCGGGGTTTCACAAGCACACTTCAGCCGTTGTTCTCTGATTGCAGCAGCAGCAAGCATTTCAGCAACAACGTTCTCGACGAAACCCTTTTCCATTATCAAACCTTCCGAAGTATCGAGTAAGGCACGTACCTGAAGTGGTCACGTCCACCAACCTGAAACTCGACTTTGCACAGCCGATTATCTTGAGTGCACCTGAGAGACAGCTTTCCTCTGACGCGTGTAAACCCCCAGTCGAATAAAACTTCGTCTCCAACCTTTCAGTTGCGCAAGTTGTGTCGAAGCACCGAACGCCGCTGTTTGGAGTTCATTCAACCACCTTAGTGCACGAGAACATCTTACTGGAAGCCTCGAAACTTGGAAGCGGTCTCCACTCGCGGTCTGCTATGTCGCTTGACCCTTTATCGACCCACAGTTGAAGGACGACTCCGTCTTTTTGACAGAAGTGTTCGGTTGGAGAAAACATAACGATACGGCCCAAGACTCCAGTGAACAACGTCCCCATTGAAAGGACTCCCAACTCTGCTGCTTTCTCTTTGTCGATCATGGCAACCCCTTAAATGGTTTGTTCACCGCGACCGTTGCGCATGTTCAACGCAGCGACCGAACGCTGGAGGGTAAATGCACCTTGGTCAATGTCTTTGACAACGATGTCACAAAGGCCACGGACGAGTGCAATACGATTCATAAACTTGATGAATGGTGCAAGTGCCATGTTGATGACCTGAAGACGTTCGTCTTTGGTACGCACAAACGAAAGATCAGGCCCATAGGTCAGCAACAAGTACTCACGCAATGGCTCAAGAGCATCCTTCAACGTGGCTTCCGCCTTGTAGCACTTCATGCTGATTTCAGCACAGCGTGACCGGTTTGCAGATTCCATGAGAGAGGCGTCGACGATTGCTTCAATGAACCGTGGGCTGGCTTGTGTCAAGAACCGGATGCTTCGCGCCTTGTGAATCTGCTCCACTTCCTTAATCAGGTCTTCCGTTGGAATCTGATAGATCGGAAGTTCCGTGAACAGTGCTTTCAATCGTTTGCAACGTGCATCCTCACGCAAGCGATCACGAATACCGCTCAAATCTCGTTTCATGTTGTGTTCCTCATAGTTCGACTTCGACGAGCATTGGAGACGACACGTTCATCGGTACTGCAATGATACTACTGTCGGCTGCCTCGTAAAGCAGAACACCTTGTGGTTGCAAGTTGTAGATCGGAGTAAATGGGCTGACACACGCACCAATCTTCAGCATGATTGGTGTTGCCACCGTGTGTATGGCCGGGGAGTAGAACAAGATGCCGTGTACAATTCCAGACGCGTGAAGGAAGCTGTAGTTGCACAGACCTGTCACAAACGTAGGTTCCCCAATTTCGTAAAGCTCAGTGGCGCTGAACTTGGATAAGTACGCGGTCTTCGTTATTCCAGCAACCGATTTTCCTACTGTCTGAAACCCTTGTGCAGTTGGAATACGAAGTTTAGTCATCATTCAGTACGCGAACATGCAAGAGTGAGTTGGGAATCACCAACGGTTCCAGACAGGACGATCACGCGATCCGTGACACGCATCTTGGTGTTCTCGGAGCCTTTTGCCAGATTGAGAATGTCACGGAACAGACGTGGGTCAACACCAGCCTTCAAAGGCTTTGCAGACTTCGGAGTCACTGAAGCTGTGTCTGCCGCCGACCCGCTGGAAGTTGAAAAGCTGATCGACAACTTTTCGCCCTTTGACGTCAAGATGAAGCTGGTGTTTGTGCTGTACAAGGTGAACAAGTTTTCAGTGATAGAACTGAGTTCATCGAACTGACATTCACATTCATACTCTGGCTTCGGCAATGACTTGAGGAACGTTGGAACCATGTCGTAGTGCTTGTCTTCGGCCTGAGTTGCTGGCAAGCAGACAATGAAACCCTTGCCGGTCACACGGATACCGGTTGCTGAGATTGAGAACTTGGCGTCTTCACCGTTTGACAACGCTTCGACCAGAGTGAAATGCGATGCTGGCAACGCTGCACGGAATTCGATTCCACCGGCGTCGATCTTCGAGCGCACCAGACCAAAGTGTTGTGCATCAAATGACGACACTGCAAGAGCGCCACCCTTAGTCAGAACGATGTAAGAAGTCAACGTTGTATTCTGGTACACGTCAGCGATGGTTGTCACTGACAGACCTTGCTTGATGTGTGAAAGCACCGATGAGGGGATCGACGAAGCAGCAGATGATTTTTCCGTCACGCGGGTAAGAAGCTGTGACGACTGATCTTCCGTGATCGGCAACGTCGGAACCTTGCCGCTGTAGGTACCTTTCGTTTGACGGAACAAGCACTCAGTCCCGTTGAACTTGAAGTCCATGACCGAGCGCCCACGAATAAGGCCAGTCAACACGTCAAGCGTAAAAGAAAAGATTCCAGCGGTGCTTTCAGTTGACGCGTTTGGAACGGCGAGAAGCGCGAATGAGTCAAGGCCAAGGCCGAGGACGCAAACACTCTTCTTGTATACGGCAAGATAAAACGCGCTGTTCGGCCCAACTGCACCTGAAACACGCTTGATGCTCTGCTCAAGAGTCTTACAGTCAGCAGAGAATGAGAAGGCTTTGATTTTAAACATTAGTGCAACCCCGTTGAGTTTGGTATATGGAATGTGTTGGAGTTTAAAACGTCTTGCGGTAATTCTTCGACGAAGATTGAAAGCTCAACTCCGTTGATGCGGTGAGAACATACTACGTTGCTCCAAAAGTAAGAAGAGATTTGACAGCACAGTCTGGTTGACGCTACCTCACTGAAGTCACCGGCCTGTATGTACGAAGACATGGCGCGTACTACTTGGTCAGGTGTCTTTACATATTTTGAATCAGAGCGCAACCTGTCAGTGACGACTGGGTCGGTGACTAAAACGAGATTAACTATTTGCATGCTTGTGCCTGTAGTTGTTCAACTCCTTAGCATACTCGATGGCGTCTCTACCTCCGGCAATGACACCGTTTGCTTTCTTGAGTGCATCCTTATCTTCACCAGCTTCGGCCAGCATTGCTTCTCCGGCGGCAACAGATGCCTTACCTTCGTTCAGGACTTCACGGATGTACTCTTTCTCGGTTAAGGTAAACTCATAACCGATGTTTTCAATCTGATTCTTCATCCACTTCGGCGCGTCTTCTGTCAGTGCACGTTCACTGAAGATAATATCGTGCACCTTGTCGACGCTGACCTTGTAGTTGAGTTTATTGCGCTGGAACAGAAGACTGTCAACAACCAACCGCTCAAGTTGGTGAACACTGAAGTCCCAAGAGTCGCAATGGGACAGCGATGCGCCAATTTCAAAGTCAATCTCAGGAGTCGACACCAAACTGAAACCATAACGCTTGTTGACAACCTTTGCAACCCCGTCGGTCAGCGCCCACTCAATCATGTCCAATGACTTGAGAAGGTTTGCGTACCCCGCTTCGTTTTCCAACGAGTCGTGAACAGAGTTTGTAATGAACAGCTTAAACGTTTCTGACTTGACAATTTCTTTGAAGATCAGGTAGTCCAAAATGCGAATACCTGACATCATCATCTTACTGCACATGCCTTGGATCGGACTGTTTACCGCTTGACGGTCCAGACGTGCCTTGATGGAGTTTGCTTGCTCCATTGAGTCAGGTAGCATATAGCCCCAAAGATGACGGCGTATATGAGTAGGCGCTTCAACATACCAATGTTTCCGTGCAAACTCTTTCGTCTTTTCAATCCACCCCATGCCACTAGGGAAACGTTTCTGGAACTTCACAACCAACGCTTTCGTTGCTTCCAATTCACGTTTGATTGAAACGGCGAGAGACTTGATAGACATCTGATAGATCAAACCGAAGATGACGCCTTTCACAGCGTTTCTCAATGGCTTGTCAACGTCTTCCAGTTTCACACCGAAGAAGTAGCTGGCATTTTGTATGTGTACGTCTGCTTCCGCTTTTAATCGCTTTCCCAACTCTTTCGTCGGATGCGCCCGGAACTCGTCACGCAAAGCCTTTGCAACGGCAAACACTTTGGCGACGGCTTTATCGAACGATATTTGTCCCCAACCGCGAACTTCGTGAACGCGGTAGTCGACCTTGACGTATAAGCACCCTTCGCGTGCGACAAACAGTCGCTTAATGTTCTTGCCCAACTCTGTCCGAGCCGGAACTTGTTGAAGGTTTGGATTTCGTGCAGAACCACGGTGCGTGACCACGGTCAAGTAACCGAAGTCAGGACGAATGCGGTGATCCTTTTGAAGGTCTTCGCTCTCGCCCAACAACTGAATGAAGCTGTTAACGAATGCCGTCTTCAGCTTCTTTGCTTTCTCAAGCAACGTGTACTGTGCGACCTCTGGAATGTGTGCGTAGTGCTCTTGAAACTTCTTGTCCAGCTTACCCTCGCCACTCTTTCCCTTGTCCAACGGTTTCAACTTCAACACGTCAAAGAACAGCGTCTTCCGGTGTGCTGGCTTGCTCATCTTCAGAACGGTCGCAGCAGTAAACGCTTCGCCAAACATTGACGTCGTCGGAGTCCCTGCACGATCAGACAGCAACTTGTTCGCCTTCTTCGCAGCAGGTGTTGAAATCAACGCCGTGTACATCTTCTTGATTTCCAACTCAATCGGCGAGTTCTCGGTGCGCAAGAAGAACAGGTAGCCAACGTCGAGACCGGCACCAGTGTGTTCCATCTTACTGAATGCGTGGATCGTGTCGCTGATTTCATTCAGCACGACTTCACTATGGTGAGTGTATCCAGTGTCTTTCGCCAGCCTCTTCTGAACATTGTGAATCGCAATTGGCACACAGACGTCGTAGCAAGTATAGTCAATGACCGATTGGTTTGTCAGGTCGGCAGAACCAAAGTCTGCTCGGTGCTGCTTACCAAACTCGGCATTGAGATAACCTTCAAACCCATACTGCACCGACATGTTGCCCAAGCTGTAGTAGTACTCACCGAGGGCTAGGTCAAGTGCCTTCAGGTTTTCATCCATCGCAAAATCAGCACCGAGGATGTCCCAAATGCTGTTCTTGAAATATCGGATGCCGCATGCTTCACGGAATACAGTCAGGTCAAACTTCGCATTCGTGTAGATGTGGTATTTGTTATCGTTATCGCCTTCAAAATATGCCTTGAGGCGACTGTGTATTCGTACGATTTCTTTCGGAGTGAACGGGCTGTCCTTGTGCGAGATTGGCACCAAGAACCCGCGTTCTTCGCTGAAGGCGAACTGAGCGGTCAGCAACCTGTTCGTAACCTTGTTCAGATTCTTTGTCTCAGTGTCGACCGCAATAAACTCTTGTTCGGCAAGCTTGTCCATGAGCTTGTTGAACTTGCCCATAGTGTCAACGACAAAAGCACCGCGACAGAGAATCTTTGTGCTGTCGACGGCATATGTCTTTCCAAAGATCGGAGACAAGCACTTACACATGTACCCAAGCAGCGACGCCTCACCGCTGTCACCGTTGCTGATGTCGTTGAGGCTGATGTTGCTAACGACTTTCGTCGTGTGACTGTCATCTTTAAACTTGACTGTACGTTCAACCGGGACACCTAGCCAATAGCTGTAGCGCGTACGCCCACGGTAGTCGGTGACGATTTTATCCTTCAGCAACGCACGCATCGGTGCAGTGCCAAAGGCGACAACGTAGTCCGGCTGATATTCAACGATCAACGCGTTGAGACGTTCCGTAAACGCTATGTCAGCCTGTGCACGGAAGTCAGCAGACTTCCCATACGTGCGGAACGCATTGTACGTGCAAGCCAACCAAGAAAAACTGGCCGATTGGTTTGCATAGGTGCGCTTCGCGACTCCGATCATGGAGTCAAGAAGGTCGCCAGTCACACCCTTCAGAAGAAACCCGCTATGAAGGTCTTCTGATGGAACATGGTCGAGGACGAACAGGACTTTGACCTTGCCACTATTCTCGAACGGGAGTTTCACATACTCGTAACTGTCTTCCGCCTCAATGCCAAACCTCTTAGCATTGAAGTGGAAGCTTTTATACTTTGCTCGTTTTTTGTCCACAGTGTGCCACCCAACTGTTGTGATTGTATGGTATGTCTTTACAGTTTTGCAAACGAGAAAGGGCAGCCCTCGTCAAAGAAGCTGCCCTAGTCGTCACGCTATTCTGAATTTTTCATGGTGACTATTTTGTGTGAGTTGGGATCGAAGGCAACCAGAGAGCCTCCGTAGACACAACCTCCATCAAGATAGATCGTACTCTGGTTGAGCGACTTGCGAATCTGCTGCAAGCTTTTCGGGGAGTGGCCGACGATGTTGACAAGGTTGGGATGGTTGGGATGCTTCTCACGGTTCCATAAAACAAAGTTGGCGTTTGTTTCAGTGTCACGGAACGGCCTCTTGTGGCCTAGATCAACACCCGCGTGTGACACGACATACGTTATCCCGTCACTATACTCAAGCTTAACAACTAGCGGGAGTGCTTTAAACCAATTCAAGTACTTCTTCGGTATGTCTCGGACACTACTCACACCAAAGCTTGCTAGAGTTGCGTCACCGCCGTTGTAAGTAATCCAGTGTTTCTCAAGAGGCTTTGACTCAAGCGCCCCCAACAAGAGTTGCTCATGGTTTCCGCGCATCACCTTTGCGCGTTTCTTTCTTTGCAACGCCATTGCCAAGTCAACGACACGCTTCGAGTCTACCCCACGGTCTATAAGATCACCGGGAAGGTACACACAATCATCAGAACCAAACCCAAGCTTCTTCAACAGCTTGAACAGTGTTGTATAGCACCCATGCACGTCACCAATGACGTATATCTCACCGTCAGGTTCAATAGCGGCAGTCTCGATAGCCATGTCAGGTCACTCGGAAGCGTCGTTCTTTGGAGTCACTACAGGTGTCGGTGGAATGACGCGTGCTTCACGTTTGGCAAGTGCTTTCGGAACTTCAAGCTCTGGACACGTCAAGGAACCATCTGGAAGCCGACGCACACCCATAGGCAGTGCACCCTTTGAGGCAAACGGCAAACCACCGTTTGGCAATGCGGGGTTGAATTTCCCACTGCGTTCCCACTTGATCTTCGCTTCGATTGAGGCCGGTCCCCACTCACCGTCAATCTTACCGCTGTAGAAGTTTTTCGCAGCCATGACTTCTTGCTGGTTCTTCAACTGCTCGGTACCTGTTTGCATGCGCTTCTCCAATTTAACAAACCGTCCATCTTCCATCTTAGTGACAGACCGAACAAAACGAAGGAACCCGTCAGTGTAAACGTACGCGAGTTCCCCCGTCTCTTCAATTATATAACCTTCATCTGGAAGCCCTATAATCTTATAGATGCCTCCAGTCTTCAGGTGCTTTACAACTTGACCTTTTCTAAACATGAAACCCTCGTAGAAGAAGGTGGGGACCACGGTGGTCCCCAACCAACTTTAATCAACGTGCGTCATCATTGCCTTCAGGTTAAGTTCCTTGACTTCGGCTTTCAGTTCCTTGAGGTTTGAAACCTTAATGCCAGAATCCATTAGTTCTTTCACCTTGTCGATGAGTGCCTGTTTCTTTTGCGGCAAGAAGCAAAGGTCACTACCCGGAGCCTGAGTGAATTTCTTCACGCCGACCATGCCCGGAATGTTTGTGGTCAAACCGCTTCGTGCAACAAACGCAGGGTTCGTTGCAAGATCAACCACCAACATCAGTTTGCCACTAAGCAACACAGGGTACACTTTCAACTCTGGACGGCGTTTGTTCTTAACCACCGTTGGAGTGTGTGACATTTTGAAGAACCTTGGCAGGTCGGCAACTGGTGCAAGCTCAATGTTAAACTTGCGACCCTTACCAGTTGAGAAGCTTTCTGCCAATGCACTCAGGTGCCGAACTGACTTACCATCCAGCGTAAACTTTTCTTCGAGCCAGTCAAGTGCAGCGTTGAAACTCTTGACGTTTGCAATCGGCAGCTTTGCGAAGTGTCCGAAGTGCCGGAAGCCGTGTTTCTTGAGAGCCTTCCCACCAGTATCGTCTTCTTCAACTGCTTCAAGCGCAAGAAACTCGTTGAACACCACCGGATACAGTTCGACAATCACCCCGTCGTCCTGCTCAGGCTTCGTCGGTACAGGCGCAGTCTTTGGTCTGACCAAACCTTGAGTACGCTTTTGCGAGGCAGCAGCTTTCTGCTTCGCAATCTCGATTGCTTTCTCAGCTTTGATTCGTGCGCCTTCAGTACGTTTCTTGTCGGCAACACTAATCTTCGGTGCAATCTTGTTGAGCCTGTTCTTGTTACGCTCGGTGACCTTGAGTGCGAGGTACACTTTCGACGCTGACAGGTCACGTACTTCACCACCTTGCGCAAGCTTGATGTAGACCTTTGAAACTTCATTGTCTTCATTGCCGCCAGCAGCGTTGTCGTCGTCGCTTGTCTTACCCTTCTTGGTCGTTGTCTTAACGATCGTCCCAAGACCAAACTCGCACCGCACAAACTGACCGTTCAATGCTTTGCGGTCTTTCTTGTACGACTGGGCCAACTCACTCGATTCATCTTCGAGTGCTTCGGTCAGCGGGATCAAACCATCGTCATCCTTGTCGATCACCTTCATGTTTTCAACCCAAGGGGTGAAGGGGATGGTCTTGGCAGACTCAGGCATTGCCGTCGGTTCAATCGGGATCATTGTCGTGCGCTTCGTCTTACGCATTTCGCGGAACTCAGCGCCCGTTTCACCAAGCATGTACCGATACTGTCCGATGTAGCTGTTCGGGTGGATTTCTTTCGAGTGCCCAACACCACCAACTTGACACAACTCATCCAAGTTTGAGTACTTCTTGAAGTTGTCCAGCGACATCTTGATGATGGTCAAGTCCTTCGTCTTGAGACCCTTGTAGTACTTCGGATTGTGCAGTTCATCGAACGCAGTCTTCTTCAGCATCTTGGAAATCAGACGACCCATCTTCGCAACTTCAAGTGTTCCATCGCACAGAATCCAGTCAAGGAAAATAATCTGGCGAATGTACTCGCCGCCAACGTCAGGGCGGAAAATACGTGAAGCTGTTTGGTCCAACTCACCCGGTGCCCACGGTGCTTCAACGCGAATGAAGCGCGAAGCCATTTGCAGGTTGTGGCCTTCCGAGATACCCATTTCGTTTGCAATCAGGATTTGAACCTTGGGGTCTTTCTTAAACTTGTTCAGGTTGTCATCCTTGTTGTCGACTTCACCGTGGAAGCGTACTGCAAGCTTCTTCAGGTCAGGCGGCAACCCGCGATAGATTGCGTCAACAGAGCGCGTGTAACGACAGGTGATAAACACCTTGCCGCGTACTTGCTCTTGCCACTTTTCAGTGTCGAGGTCAGGAGATTCGTCTGACTTCTCTTCACCGGTTCCGGCAGCAATTGTCGACTTGAAGATGTACGACTTACCGTTGAAGTCACACATTTCAGCAGCGCGGTATACTTTACCCTTTTGCCACGGTTGTTCTGCGAAGTGGAACTGCAAGCGTTTGATAACGGCTGAAACCTTCGGAGACACATACGACTCACGATCAACTTCTTCACCGAAGATTTCCGTAGCAACATCATGCAGGTCGACGTCACCGAAAGGATCAGTCAGCAAGCGTTCAAGACGTTGCAAGTACGGCTGCAAAGCTGCTTCCAACTCGTCTGAGTTATCGGAGTCATCGTCGTCATCTTCGTCTTTGACTTCAGGTGCTTTCTTACCGGCTTCATCATCGTCGCCGTTGAAGTCATTGTCGTCTTCATCTTCAGGACCACCAGCCATCAACTCGCGGAGCTTCTTGTCGGCCTTGGCTTCGTCCATCGTCTTCTTCAAGACAGCTTCGTAGAACATGCGAAGCTTATGACCAAGATCGTCATCAGGTCCGGTTTCAAACTGCACTGGCACAAACGTTTCGATAGGGGCTGGAAGCATGAATGCCCATTCTTTACGCTTGTATGAAATGACTGTGCAGAACTTCGACAACTGGTCACGCACCAGCTTTGCAGTATCTTCCTTGTAGTCCGGGTTGTCTGAGAAGCTACCGTCAGGCTTCAGGATACGTTCCTTATGCTTGGCATCAAACTCGTCGGTCGTGCGGAAAATCTGACCGTTGTATATCGCGGCCTGACCAACAACGTCAGACAGCACGTTTTGAATCAGAGTGCCTGTGGCGATGCGACCATACTTGACACTTGACAACTGGTTGATCGTCTTGACAGCGCGGTGAATTGCACTCGTCGTGTTCTTGATACGATGCGACTCGTCGATCAGGACGTAGTCAGGTTCAAACTTCTTCAAGAACTCAACGCTGTTTGATGTAATCTCAACTGCGTTGCCGATAACCAACTGTGTGCGGCCCAAATTCGACAGGAAGCTGTTACCGATGATAACGATGGTGTTTGGTGGAGCCTTCTGAATCATTTCCGTCAGCTTCTCGTCACTCCACGTGCCGTATGTTTCAGTCGTGATCGGAATTGTGTTCCAACCCTTGAACGACTTGTGGCAATCTTCAATCCAGTTTGCAACCAGACGGTTTGGGCAGATCACATACGGGCGCTTAATCAGGCCGTCCGCGTACAACATCGAAATGTCTGCAACACCGATTGTCGTCTTACCACCGCCCGGCGCGATGTCGAGAATCGCAATCTTCGGGTGGTTCTTCAGCAACGTCAACGCTTCAGCTTGGTGCGGGAACAGTTTGAAGCCACCAGAACCATCAGCGTTTAGCCCACGCGAACCGGCCATGTTGAGTTGGTCTTCACTTGCTTTCGGATGCAAGTTGTTCTCGATGATTTCATCGGCTTCCGTGTAAAACTTCTCGCGCACTTCTGGCGTGACGTACTTGCCAAACATCGTGCACATCGGAATGACTTCACGTGCAAGAGGAACAAACTGAAGTTGACCTTCAGGTGAGTTCTCAGACCCTTCGAGTGACATGAGGTCTTTGCGCGGGATTGCAAGAACAGCTTTCACTGCTTGATGGAACACCTGACCGCCAAGATACAGGTAGACACGGTCGAAGTCACCAAGCTGCGACGTCTTACCGTCGAAGTACCGCTCATGGTCAATCGGATCGAGACTTTCCTTTATACACTCACGTGCAAGGTTTGTACGCATAACGCCGGAAGCGTCGTGGAGTGCTTGTGCAAGAACAGCAACAATCGTCAAGCCAGCGCCGTCAGTAGTGCTCGTTGTCAGATCAGGTGCGATGAACGATGTGTAGATTGACTTGTTCGGTTGCGTCACCGACATTTCAAATACTTTGACCGCTGCATCTTCAAGCGAAACGATGTTGAGTTCCGCTGCGGCCTTCTTGACCAGTTCGTCGAACGTTGGCACCTTGCCGACTTCAATGAAGTGGTTGTAGAAGTTTGCGAAGTGCCTGAAGATCGACGAGTGCACAATGCCGTCAGCAGCAAGATCGAAGTGCGAGAAGCCGATGTGACCACGGCCACCTTGCGTACGCGTGTCGCCGGTACGCGAGAACATATTTTGCATACCAACCGCAAACGTCGAGCGCATGTAAGTTGCGATGTTGAGTGAGTCAGGACGATTTGCACCAACAAGTTTAGTCGAGACAAGGCGATCAGGATCAGTCGCATTGACCGTGATGATGTTGTTGATGTCCCAGTTGAATGCTTGCAGACTGCCCTTAAACTTCTTCAGGCTGGCCTTGAGTTTTGAAATCTCTTCCTTGTACTTCGGACTGACGAGGTCAAACACTGCGCCGAGAGAACCAGCATCACCGGCAGCAAGCGGAGTACCTGCCTCGAAGCTCAATGTGATTGCATCTTCCAGCAACTTTTCGTACGCCTTGGCGTTTGTCATGTCGCTATCGTCAGCGGTCGGCAAGAACGACAAGTCACCATTGTCAGTGATGTACAGACCATCCTCGTTGACGCGACCCTTCTCGGTATACAGGCCGAGTTCACCGCGACGCTTAATCAGTTCATTCGACTGCGAGGGTTGCACAACGTACTTCGGAATCTTGCCGGGAGGAATACCACCACGAGACTTCGGTGGCTTCAGCATTGAAGCACTCCACACCGTCGCCCACGTGTTGATTGAAATCAACGGAAGCTGTGCGTCCTTGGTCTGCGAAATGTACTCGCAGAAGTCTTTCGGAATGTTGAGAGAAATTGAAAAGTTGATGTTGGGCTGCAACGCCTGTGCTTCCATGCTGATGCCGAGACTTTCGTCAGGCTTGTCAGCGTTTGCGACTTTGGAGTCGACTGCGAAACGCTTCGGCTCACGCAAAACAACCATCGACACGTACTCTTGCAGACCTTCGTACTTGCGAATCTTAGTGCGAACAGGAGTACCATCACGTTTCAACTGAACGGCTTCGGTCTCTTGAATAACCTTCGGTGGATCACGGAAGACCGGCAATGAAACAGCAATACCGGCTTTAGCCAACGGCCCTGTCAGGAACAGTGAGTTGAGCTTTTGCAGAATCGGCCACGGCTTCGTGGTGATCGGATGCTGTTCAAAGATACGTGCGTACGTAGACTTGAGTTGCGTCGATTGTTCACCGAGCAACAACTTCTGCACCCACCAACCAGTGTTGATGATTGCTTGCCCGGCCTTCGACCCAAACGTCGGCTTCAACTGCTCTTGACGGTAACTGTCGTTGTGGACTGGGAGAACGTACGAAGAGTTTTGCGGGTGACCTGAATTGGCGAGAGGACTCGTGTTGACACCAATCCTACCAAGATACAGAATGTCTTTGCCGCCTTTGTACCGGACGCTGTCACGGATGATGTGGTGACCGCCGCGAGACATGCTTGCCATGTAGGACTTGGCAACGTTGTCCAGATCAGTGATCGTCGTGTAGACGTGTTCGATTTCACGGGAAATCAGGTCGCCAACTTCTTTCTCGCGACCTTCGTAGGTCGGAAGAATTGCCATGCCATAACGCAGTCCTTCAAAGATTGCGTCAATGTAGGCAGACACTTCGACCATGTAACGTGCTTGGCGTGAGTACGTTTGCGGACCACCTTCATGGGGTGGCGGGTGCAGTGCACGAACAAACTCACGGTGACGAACTGGATCAAGGCGAACCGGTGTCAGTGACGCGAGAGTGTTCTCTTTGTTCTCCGGGTCAACTTTACGTTGACGAGCGCCAGCGGAAAGGCTGAGAACGTCACCGGGTTGAAACATCGGTTCAGTCTTGTTGATGTAAATCTTCATTTGATTTCTCCGTCCAGAGCGAGGGTGTCAACCCAAACATCGAGGGGGCGAACCTTCAACTCTACCGCCCTATTGCGTAAAGCCTTTGCAATGATGTAGCGTATTGGTTTTGGGTGTTGCAGCAAGTACTTCTTGTCGTACAGATTCAACTGCTGTTCATCAGCGTTTGAAACGCGTCGAGCGATGATTGCTGAAAGCTCCGTGACCTCTTTCTCGGTCAACTCTTCATCATCTGGAATCAACTTCATCGTCAGTTCCGAAACCTGTGCTTCAAGGTCGGAAACCTTTTTCTGCAACGATGCAATCAACTCAGGTGATGAGTTTGTAATAAGCTGTCCAGCCAACGCTTGTGCCTCAGACGATACTGAGGACACGGACACGAGTGCTTGTAAAAGGCGCTTGTGCATATTGTTACCCCTTCAACTTTGAAAATGCTTTTGCAAACGCCGAACGGATCATCAAGTCTCGTCGTGACGACGTTGTCCAAGGTGTTCGGTCATTTGGTATTTGTGTAATTATTCGGAGAACCAAAAGTTGATTCGCAGCGCGGACTACATTGATATGCGAATCACCACCAACATACAGCGGCAAGCGTTTCAAGTTTGACTCTTGCGTAATCAACAGGTTGTAGGTATCCAAAGCAGATTTTGGCTTTGCTTTCGATTTGAGACTAGTCTTCTTCCAAGACTCACGCAACTGGCTTGGAAGATCACCAGTGTACAACGTCCCTTGCAGCTTCGCCAACACTGAATCCAGAGGCTCTTTGCGACGCGGTTCAAGAACTAGGTCTAAGCGCAGAATTCGTTTGTTGCCACGTAGGTCATGTTTCATGTAGAACGAAGACTTCATGACGCGCAGTACTTCAAACACGCCAAGTTTGAAAACTTGTGTCCCCAAGTCTTTTGCAACTCCCGTCAACTCTTCAGTCAGCAACTCTCGGTAGGCAACACCGGGTTTAATCTGTGGAGCACGGACATGTGATTGGTGAAGCCAATGGAAAAAACCGAGCACCGTCATTACACGGTCTCGGAGAGAGTTTGTTGGCGGATACCGGTGCGCATCCCAAGAGTCTTGAAACTTTTCGGGATCAAGACACTTAGGCAAGCCGGATTCCCCAACGATCTTAATGATTGTGTTGACGACGTCCATGATTAGGCCAGTGCTTCAGTCGTAAACTTCAGGGACTCGACATTCACGTTGCTGGCGAAGTACTTCATCGTTCCGGCAACCATGTTTGCCAAGTGTTCGGTGTCAAGCTTTGACCAGACGTACGTCTTGTCACCGCGCTTCGCCATTTCAGCACCAACCAGTTCCGCAAGCTTGCGAATCTCGTCATACTTGGTTAGCGAACGACCGCCGCGAATGCTCAACACGGTATTGGACTTGACGGTCTTGTACTTCGGTGTTGCAATTCGGATGATGAAGTCACCCATGCCAGCACGAACGCGGTCAAGCTCGACGCGCAAGTAGCTGAGTCGTGGGAACTTCGATTCCGCATCAACGGTGGGTCCGGTTGAAACGGGTTCTTCTTCAGCTTCAGGTTCTTCAGCTTCGTCAGCAGAGACGGAAAGCTCAACGTCTGTGCGCTTGTTGAATTTGATAAAGTCACTGAAACGACTATCACGTTCATGGAAAATCGAAGGCATGGCTTACTCCTAGTGTCTTTTGCTTTTTACAGTTTTGGTTGCTGGTTGGTTTCCACCGATCAGAATGTCCTCAACTGACTGGCGAATTCTACCGTGGCTGTTTTGCAACCCAAGGCCAAGCTGCTTAATCAACTCATCGAGTTGACTTAGTGCAAATGGCGTGTCGTTTGGTTTCGTTGACTCCATAATCAACTTGCGAAGCTGGTAATAAACGTCCGTCACCAATTGCGTGACTTCGCTAACGAATGGAGTCAAGGACTGGTCATAGATCATACCAACCTGTTTGGACATGTCGGTCAACGTGCGCAAGTCAGCAATGACCTCGCGCTGCTGTGACATGAGTGTACTCAACGCATACACGTCACGAGACGTCAGTTCACCCTGAAGTTGTTCGTGGAAGCGTCTTATCAGACCTGCATTGTATCGCAGCATCTTTTCGTACTCGCTGAGAAACACAGCTTCACTACCACCTGCAACCATGTGCAAGTCGGAAACTTCAGCATCAATTCTATCAGACTGTTCAACAATTGCAAGTGCTCGACTCTCAAGCTTGGCTTGACTTTGGGCTGGACGCTGCTTCTTCTTCTTTTTTGTAGGGCCGTGCGAATCCATAACAATGGGTTGCGAAGCGGGTTTTTTCAACGATCCAAGCGGCTTTGGTGATCCAAGCGGCTTTGGTTTTGCCTTGGTCAGCATGAAACGGTTCCGATCATTTTTGTGTTGGCTGCACTGTTGGCCACTTACCAACTGGACAAGCTGCATGTTCCAGTTTTGATTTAGCACTTAGCAGACAGCCGCATTGTCTACAAACATCGGCACCGAAGGCGTGTGTTTTATCCGGGCAGTCTGCACAGATTTCCAAACGCTGCGCCGCAATCAAGCGAGTAGCGAACACTTTCGGAAGCATGGTGTTACTCCCCAAGGGCGCAGTTTGTTGCCAAACGTTTGAGGAACCGTGCTGTCTCTTCAGGTGAACGTGCTTGGTCAATCGGGTCGATGTCCAAAACCTTACCGCCGCTTGTTGAGACAATGGCCTGAACGATCGTCATGTCGGTTGGTGAAGCGAGACCCTTTGCTTGCAGCGACACAACTTGTTCACCGACTTCGTAAGTGATGGCAAGCGATAAAGATACCAGACCATCACCACCAATGTCAGCAACACGAATCGTGGTGCCGGGCATGCGTCGTTCAAGGTTGGTCTTGACAGCACGTGATGCGCTGAATTGTGTTGTTTGCGTTGCCGGATTGTAGATGACGTCACCGGACGTTGATACGATCTTGGTTTCCACTTCTGGCCCCTCTTCATGTTCAAGAATCTGCGCCGCGTCAGCAGCATCTTCAGGTGTCAAGTCGTTGCGTGCAGAGTCAAGTTTCCGAACCAGACTTCGTTCAGAAACCTTCTTCTTGTCTAGGGCATGTGCTCTGCGGATAACTTTTGGTTCTCCGCGACTTAGCCTGTCCCCATCTACGCGATTCACTGCGTCTCGAACACTAGGCTTGCGCCTAGTGAACGAGTTGGAAAGAGCGATTTTCATTTCAACCTCCAGTTACTTCTTTGCGCGTGTCACCGGCTTGGCCGCAACTTTCTTGACCGGTGCTTTTGCGATTGGTGCTGGTGCACCAGCTTTTGCAGCTTTCACTGCGGCGGCGAAACGAGTTGCATCGGCCTTGCCGACAGAAACGATGTTGTCTTTGCCGAGACGCACGAGAACTGTCATGCCCATCATGCCCATTGATTCGACAATGTCGGTGTCCTTGATGCCAGCGGCAGCCAGATGCGTTTTCAGCATTGCAACCGACTTGCCAAACGTGGCGTTTGCTGCGTCGCGAAGCTTGCCCTTTTCTTTCGTAACCTTGCCGAGAACAGGTTCGCACTTCTTGATGTGACGTGCAATTGCAGCACCGGCGGCTTTCAGATCAGCATTGAGTTTCGGATCGTTGATGACTTGCAACAGCACAGCGACGCGTGCCAGCGACTCAGGTGTCATGCGCTTGCGCAACGCCACTTTGGTTGCACGTGCCGCCAGATATTTGTGATCGCCTTTGCCAGCCAGTGATGCACTGTACTTGACCGGCTTTGCACGACGCTTGACAACATAGGTGCCAAGAACTTTCGCCGGAGTGTCAGTCTTTACAGCGGCCTTGACAGCATTCGCAACCTTCAACTGGAGTTTGGCAACAGCGTCGAAATTGAGCATGCCGTCAGCCATGAGATACGTCGTTGCAGCAGCGGATTCGGAAACGGTGGCGGTGGCAACCATTGCGATTTTCAGTTTGGACATGATGGTTCCTATAGATCAGATTTGTGGATAAGTTTGACTAGGTATTCTGTGTTGCAACCGACGGGTACTGACTCATTGCCAACAAGTTGAATGGCGTCAAAGTCACCGTCATTGTAGACATGCGTAACTGCCTTAAACTGTTTGCCAACTGTCTTTTCACGACGTGCTTGTGCACTGGACTGCGGAAACTCCAACATCCAAGTATCACCAATAGCAACTTCACGACCATCTTGTAATGTCCGTGAGTGGCTGGTGCAGATTCAGACTTTCAACCCGCGAACCTTTGCAGGACTTCGGGCGACAGAAGAAAGAACAACATTTTTCATGGTTTGCTCCGTGAGTTGGTTTTTATTAGCAGACCATCAAATTAGTATTGAATGCACAACGGAAAATGGGAAACCACGGTTTAGGTGGTTTCCCATTAAAACGAGTCGCGTGGTTTAGCGACGTGCAGCAGGACGTGCAAGACCACGTACAGGTTTAGCAACAGGCTTCACAGCACGCTTAACTGGCGCAGGTGCAGTCTTCACCGGGCGCTTTGCAGGTGCAGTCTTTACAGTGGAACGCGTACCGGCTTTAGCAACAGGCTTTGCACCACGTGCAGGTTTCTTTGCAGGTGCAGCAGAGGCTTCGTTATTTTCAACAGCTTTGTCGAAGCGTTCCATGTCTGCCTTGCCGACCGAAACAACACCGCCGTTCGGAAGTTTGACCAGAAGCGTCTTGCCCATCATTGATGTGCCAACAACGTAGTCTTCGCCATCAACAGCCGAATCACCGAGAATGTCGTTGATGAAGCAGTCAATGTTCTTGTCGAACGCAGCGTTGAGCTTGTCACGTTTCTTGGCAGCTTGTGTCTTGAGACTGGTGATCGACTTCAGCGCCTTGATGTTGTGGCGTTCAATTGCCTTGAGTGCAAGTTGGAAGTCCTTGTAGTACTCGGGGAACGTTTCCAGCTTCTTGTACGAGCGCAGCAGCACCATCATGCGAACTGCTTGGCCGGACGGTGCAGGACGTTTGCGCATCTTGATTTCTTGTGCGCGTTTCTTTTCAAACGCAGCAGCGTCAAGACGTGCAGCCGACGGGTGATCTTCACGGACAATTGCTTTCTTCGAGTACCAGACTTCACCGTTCTTCAGACCTTCTTCGACGGCCAGCTTGTCGATGTCCCGAACCAGTTCGATGAATGCGGGAACGTTGATGTAACCGTCAGCGGAGAGAAAAGTGGATGCCATTTTGTTCTTTCATGTAGTGAAAAGGAAATGAAATGTAACGATTGCTATTTACAGTTTTACAGCGTGATGGTTAGTGAGTTTTCCTTGACCATCGAAATGTCGTCAAGTTCAGCCTCAACCACAAAGCCAACTCCATCAACGTTGTCAATGTGTACAGAAAAGGATTTCAGAGTTGATACGTTGTTTGCAACAAACCCGGTTGCTGCAACAGCCTTTGCAATCAACTTGCTTGCATCGGCCACCGTCGTCTTGCTGTGCTTCAAATGGATGATAGGCTTTGCAAACGGGTCATCAAGCTTGGTGCCGAATGCCTGTGCAACACTTCGCACAACCGCAATGTACGTCAAGTAGGATTTGCGAATTGACGAAGGTGTTCCACTCAAACTAATTAGCTTTTTCATTTCGCTGCCTTTCCTGAGTTGCCGAGAATGTTTGCGAGAGCCGCGTTGATGTGCGTATCATTGATATACTTATACAAACGTGACATGTTATCTTTCATGTAACCAGACTTGCGAAACACGTCCCAGTTGTAACGCATATCGGAAAGACCGTGCTTCTGGTATTCTGCATACGCATCAGGGTGCGCTTTGAGCACCGGTGCAATTGCGTCGCGGATCGCATCATAATCTTCCTGCGTAATCTTCAACGTCTTTGTTTTCTGCCGAACCGCGTTTGCGGCATTGATCGAGATTTCCATATTTCACCCTTTAAGAGTTGACGACGGGGGTTGCTACGACTCCATTATATCACAAGTCGGCACCCCCTGTCAACCAATATATTTCAAGCCCGGTCAGCGTCTATTTCTTGCGAAGCACTATGCTGAACCGTGCTTCTTCCTCACCAGCCGGTCGTGCATAGGTGCTGAGAATGTAACCGCTGTTTTCAAAAACGTGTTGAACGCCTTTTGCGGTGCGCGGCATATGACCCGGTGCATTGGACTTCCTGAATTGCAGTTCGTGATACTTGTCCAGATATTCAAGTAGCCTATTCACTTCAATAGGTTGACCACCGCGTTTGCGCCATTGATACATTTCATCTGTCAACGTCACGCCGTCGCCGCCGGGGAGTTTCAACGCCGCTGCAACTTGTCGCAACGTCCGTTGCTCAGTGGTCAAAGGCTTCTTGATGACGATTTTTGCACGTGGTGCACGCGGTGGCTTTGGTGCAACTTTCGGTGCAGGTACCGGAAGATTCAACTTCGGTGCTTTCGTACCGTGTTTGACGATCTTGATCTTTGTCGCCGGTGCAGCCTGTTCATCAGCAGCAGGTTCGGGTTCTGAGACTGGGTTTGCGATAGGCTTTTCCTGAAGTGCTGCCTGACGTTGTTCTTCAGCAAGTCTCTTCGTCTCTTCGCGCTTGAGACGTTCTTCGCGGGAAATTGGCTTGCCGACTTTCTTGTCGCGTTGTTTAATTGCCTCTGCGACAAACTTCTCAAGTCGCGGTATCAGTTGGTCGCTATACTTGAGAACAACACTTCCGAAATCAACTTCAGCGGGGTCAGCAGAGTAAGCGTAGGCTTTCACGCCTTCAGGTTGGTAGTAGACGCTGATCTTCATCGCCTCATCGACCGACGTCAGAATCCAAGAAGGAAGTGCACCGCGTGGAACCTCACGTTGTTCAAACCCGTTCTTTTCCGCCCAAGCGTTTACCAGATTCAACGCTTTCTTCTTGAAGACAGCATGCTTCAAGCTTTCAGGTGTCTTTCCGGCAAGTTCTTCAACCAACACACGTTTGATCGACTTCTTGAACAGCTTGTTACCGGTTTCAACCTTGATGAAGATGCAGTCTGTGTCGTTCAGAACCATCGTCTCGCCATAGTCGAACTGAATCTTGTATTTTGTCGGCGCAGTCTTCAGGACGGTGCCAACTGCCCAATCATCTTTGGTTCGATCAAACTCGGCAGCGATGCGGTCACCAACAGCAAACCGTCCAGCAGACATGCTAATGTTTATTCTCATTTTCGACTCACGATGAAGATTGTTAATGAAGGACGTCAATCTCGGACAACGTACTTACTTTACAGTTTTTTGCTCTTTGCACGGATGAGTGCATGACGCTCTTTGCGAATCATCTTGCGAATGATGCCACGACGCTTCTCAAGAATGTCACGTTGCTTTTGCACTTCTTCACCGTCATGGCCTGACAGTTCCTTGCGACGCAAAGCCACTTTACCAAGCTCTTTGCGCAGGGCCAGAAGACGTGGACTCGGTTCAATGACGTGATGTTGGCGTGCTTTCTTTGCGACCGTCGATGCACCGTCATGCGCAACTTTTGCAGACTTTGTCGACTTCTTGATCGCTGACTCCATTGGCTTGCCCAACAGCTTTGCACGTTGGCGACGATTGACCAGAAGGTATTTGCCGGTCTTTGGACCACGCATGATCCAATGCGTAATCGGCTGTCCTTTACCTTTGTGGTAGCGACCGAAACCTGCCGACACCAACTTCAACGCTTTGAGCTTTTCGTCAGCAGCGTCACGCGACTTCTTCAACGCCGCCGGGCTAATCTTCTTGTCCAACGCTGCGTTATTCTTCTTGGACAATTTCTTGATGACTGGAAGCTTGCTCTTGATGCTTGCTGTCAGCTTCTTTGACAGGCTGATAAACGTTTTCATTTCTTTTCCTCAACGAGTTTCACATCACGAATGAAGTCTGCACCGTCGCCGTCGATGAATATCTTAATTGCACGTTCTTCATCGGACGATGCGTCAGTGATGCCAATTGAACGTGAGCTACCTCCACCGGCAAATTTGGCAAGGTCTGAAAGGAACGTAACAAGGCGTTCAGCAAAACCATCACCAGTAGATGCAAGCAGTTCAATCTTGACAGCACGGCCGTCTTTAAGCATGTCTTCAACGTTTGGGCTACTGATGCTGATTTTCATTTCAGTCTCCGTTACTCTTCAACCTTCAAGGCTTGAGCTTTTGCATAATCGGCCAAGAAGGTGACGACCATGACATTCTTCTTTAGAGAAACAAGTTTCAAACCGTACGAAATCTTACCGTTTGGAATGAGTCCGGCTTCACGTGCAAGAAACTTCTCAACGTTTGCGAGCTTCTTGACGACAACGCCGCCAACAAACGTCATCTTGACTTCAGCCGTGCAGACACCGCCAACAGGCTTCCCCTGCACTGGGCTACCTTTTTGTCAAGGAACTTGACGCTTTCAACACGTGCATGGAATGACCTGTTCATCTCGTAGGAAACTGAGGCAACTCCGTCTTCTTTATTCGACAGGCTGATGATAGTTCGTGGCATTTCAGTTACTCCAAGTATTTGTGTGTAGCGGACGTGTTTACTCTTCGACTTACGCTCTTGGGTCCTTCGTGTTTTTCATGACGTATTCTTTATGGCGCTTTAGCAGACCGGCAGCAAGCTTCAGATCGCCTTTTTTCAACGCGTCGGTTGCCATTCGGCAGTCGTTGACCATATTTGCGCCCAAGCTGTTTGTCCTTGCGCAAAGTTCGTCAAGTTTGTCTTTTTTCGTCAGATGTTGCAGATACGGACATGTCCGTATCTGCAACGGTTTTCATTTTTTATTTCTCCAGTTTCACAACTTTATCAAGCTGCTTGAGCAGTTTGCTCAATGTCAACCGAGCATGGGCGTTGACATGGCGTTCAGAGTTCGGGTACTTACTCAGTAGAAGCTTGCGCGTTTTCATCACCCCGTTAAACGCGACAGCGAGAGGTTCCGATGCTTTCTTGTACGCCTGAAGAATCCCCATCAAGTCTTTTGCGTGAGCGTCAGCCTTCTCAACCACTGTCTTTGAAGTTGGAAGGAATCTAAATGCCGTGCCTTTTGACGAGTGAAGAGGCATAGGTGCTGAAAAATGCGTCTCAAGCTCTTTTAGGGAGAATTTCTTTTCCCCACCGCGCTTGAACGTTATCGTGGCAGACTTTATGGAGCCGTCTTCTGACTGTTCCACATCGGTGACCCGACCATGATCCACCAGCTTGGTGCCAGCGTACTTTGGATTTTCTGAGAGAGGTTTTATAGAAACACTCGTGATACGTGCACCAAGAACAAGCTTCTCTTGAAGTTGGTCTGAGCTTACAGATAGGCGGTCTGTTGAAGTTGACTTCTTAATGTGGGCGTCAACAAGGTCAAACACTTTTTTATGTTGAGCACGTTTGACGTCTTTCGGTGCGCCGAAAGCATCGTGCTTTTTCTTCAGAATTGCCCCAAGTTCTTTCTTAGCGTTTGCCAGCTTGGTTTCTAGACCTGCAACTGCCATTTGCTTAGTCACTTCAGGGGGATACTTTGGAGCAGACAGGCTAACAACTGTTTTCATTTTGTTACTCCGAACGGTAGAACGACAGAAAGGGGAACCGAAGTTCCCCGAAACAAATTACATGAATGAGTGTGCGCGAACGCGCTTGGCGAATTCAGCGTAGTAACCGGCATCGCGTGCAAACACCTTCTTGTAATAGTCAAGCAGCGTCGAGACGTTGACCACGCCACGTGATGTGGACACAGCAACATCCATCTGCTCTTGTTCGCTCATTGCAGTTTCAGGCATGTCCTTGGTGTCGAAGTCTTTGGTGACGGCTTCGCGCTGAACAACTTCACCTTCGCTGTCGGCAGGTGCATCTTGCGGCAGAACCAGAAGCTTGTTGTCTTCGACGCTGGCAACCACAAAGCCGAAACACGCTTCACCGCTCGTGCTAGAAACGTATTGAATGTACGAACCACCGCCGACTTGTTGTTGCATATCCGACAACTGGGTCGTGCTCTTCTTGAATTCGCTTGACAGTGAATAGCCGCTGGAACATGCAACGTCCAGAAGATGACGCAGCGATTCGTGATCTTCGATACCGGTGTTCTTAACCAGTAGATCACCAGCTTCGGTCTTGCGCAAAACCCACATCTTGTCTTCGTCGTCCATGAAGATGTTTGACGAAACACTGCGGAAGCCCTTGGCAGCGGCCAGCGGAACTGATTCGGTGTTGACGCGCACGATACCTTCGATGCGCTCAGTGTAAGGTGCTTTGTCAACGGACATGAACGAGCACGAAACCGGCATCAGCTTGTTCTCGAACAGTTGTGACATCGACTCGGAAATCAGCGAATGGTCTTCGCGGCTGTGTTGGTTGTGCGACACGTCGATAACGACGCGTGCAAGACCTTCACCGGCAAGAGCGTAACCGAGAAGTTTGATGGTCGGGTTCTTGGCGGCTGCATGCTTTTGAACGACGGATGAAACGGATGCTTGTTGACGACGTGACATGGTGATGCTCCTAAGTTTGCTGTGCTCGGCGCTTCAGACCTGACATCAGCTTTGGTTTTACTACGGGTGAAACTTGAATTACTTAACGTACAGAGGTTGGTACTTCTTACCAGCCGGTGTGAAGTGAAGCATGAAACCTTTGATAGGGTGTCCGAGAGCGTCCGAGGAATTCCAGAACGCAACCAACGTTTTCTTTTCACCGTTGAGTGCATACACTCTACCACGCGGCGAAGCGAACTGAGCAGCCTTAGTGATCGTATTAGGGTTGCCTTCGCGACCGTCCTGTTTGATGCCCATGAATTTGATCTTGTGGTTCTTAACCACTGTCGCGGCCCGGAGCTTCTCTGCGTCGGCCTTGGTCTTGGCAACACGTGCAGCTTCCTTGTCAATGACGCTTTGCGCCGTGTCCATCTGCTTCTGCAAAGCTTTGATTTGTGACGCGCAATCGGCAACAACTTTCTTCGCGGCAGCGACCGGGTCTTTCGCAACTGCTGACAAGCTAACAACTGTTTTCATTTGAATCTCCTAAGCTGTTTGTGGTTATTCTTACTTAACGTAAGCTTGACCAAACTTCGTGATCGTCACACTTGGAGACGGCTTGTCAACACCAGTCTTCTGAGCCTTATAAGCCACAACCCTCTCACCATCGCTCATAACAGCTTTCAGTACGATACGCTGACCGTTTGCCCACGACACCTTCTTCAACGCCGCAAGACCTTCACTAAAGGTCTTGAAAGGCACGTCTGCTTTCCGAGGCTTGGAAAGCATAAACGTCGTCTTGCCGCGAGTCTTGACCGTTTCCACATTGGTTGCAGACTGCTTAGACTTTTTCTCAGCTAAGAGGAAAGCCTTTGCTTCTTCCATCATTGCTGTCTGCTCTTGAATAACTTCGGTTGCGTGTTTGATAATTGCATTGGCTTTGACGGTCGTCATCTTAACTGCGGATATACTGATAAGTGTTTTCATTTTGCCCACAACCTTTCTTATAGGTGTCTTCTGAGTGGCTTGTTAGGTTTCGCAGCTTCGTCAAGCTTACCGATGGTTGATTTGATCTTCTGCGCGACGTCTCGATGTATGCCACCGTTAATCAACGTCTTGACCGCTTTAGGACTGTGGTCGTGCGTTCCGTTTGCAGAGTCTTCGATGTGTTGCTGTACGGTCTTTCCAGTTGCAGATTTCTGCATAACTGTGCCAGTGGCCATCTTGATGATTTCGACTTTGTCTGTCGCTTTGAATTTACTGTTCGGGTGAAGCTTCAGGTAACTGAGCTTTGCCTTTTTGGAAAGGTCTGCAAACCAACCACTGTGACTTTTAAGAACAATCTTCATTTGAACCCCCTAAACGGTTTGAGGTTGGGCGGTGCGCCATTCGTATTTCAAAAACTCGTCCTTGACGTGTATGTGCCACTCACCGTCAATGAACAGGTAGAAGTGCTTGTGCTTGTAGTTTTCCAGAAGTTCGTTCTGGCTTGCTACCGTGGTCGGGGCCACGACTTTTGCATCCACTCCCCTGTCAGTGAAGTATATCACACTTTCGGGGTCCGTGTCAAGCATGAACAAATTCCCACGTTGCACCAGACGGTCAACCTTTTCAATGGAGTCATAGTGCTGCGCGAGAAGGGTAGCAGTTTTACCAGACCCGTTATCACAGTGACAGTAAACAACTTTGAAGGTGCCGTCAGGTAGTTTCAATCCAATCGTTGCAGTAGACATGATTATTTTCTGTAGAGAATGTTTACTTCTTGTGTCGTTGGGTTGAACTACAGAGGTACTGCGGGAAAACTTATCGACTGCTGCGTACTGCAGGCTTCTTGATGCGGTTGGCCACTGGCTTTAGCGGATACACTAATAATGGTTTTCATTTTACTTCCTATTGATAAAAGATACTTCAAACGCAGCCTCATCATTGCCGCGAAATTTAACCTTTGAAGGCCTTGTGGAAATATCTACTTTATCACCTGTTTTCTTATTTTCCCACATACCGATTGCGTTATTTTTTCTAAAGCCTTGCTTTTCCAAGTCAGTTTGGAAGGCTTTCATGTCCTTTACGTGCACGTCTGCATAGTGTGATTCATGGCCGGCAAACTCAAGTCCAAGGTTGTCAACAATATCACCACGGGAACGTTTAAACTCGCCGGTCAAAGTGTGTTTTGCCAAGTCGTCGCGCAACGCAGGGCCGCTTTTAGCAGCTATCTTTTTCACCAGTGGCTTGGCAACCTTCTTCACTGTCTTGGTAGCGGGTTTGGCAACTGTCTTGACAGTCTTCTTACCGAATTTGCTTTTTGGATGGTCAGTCAAATACTGCATCTTGTCACGCTTCGGCAATTTATCAAACCAAGCTTGTGTTCTACCTGACAGGCTAATTAAGACTTTCATGTTTTGACTCCAGATTGTTTGTCACGGTTTGTTTTATAAATGCCGTATGCACCAAATGCAGCACAGGCGAAACCAACAAGTTTAACAAACCAGTCAATAAACTTGTCAGTCAGGTCAATCCAATCGCGTTCAGGCTTTGCCTTTGCCCTAGAAGCTGCTGCGTCCATAGTCCACCTGCTATTTAATCACAGCGTGTAAATTATTAAGTCGTCACACTTTATGCAGAGCAGCGTACGCGTCAAACTTAACAGGCTTCTTAAATTTCGCAACCGCAGGGTTTGTTTTCTTTGTAGCTTCTTTCAACTTCAGACGTCGACGTTGTGCCGCAGTTAGTCCATGTCCAGTGCGCACCATGTTTATCAGATACACGCGCCTGATGACAAATTGTTTGTTTGGGTTGCGCAAACCAATCTCTTCTGTTTGAAACGCACCAGTGTGTGTCCAAGCAAAAGTACCGCGCACACCCTTTCCAGCTTCTCCGGAAATAACAATGTCACCAACAAAGACAATGCCGCGTGATCCACCAACTTTTCCACGGTTTGCTTTTCCAACATACTGCGCACTCTTGTCCAAGTTTGGTGCAACGTACAACACGTCTCCCATAGAACGTCCAGTGACTTGTGTTCCTTTGATCTTAAACCCGCAGTGTAGGATCACAGAGCCAGATTGCTCCGATGTTCCGTGATACACGTCTTGAATGACTTTGAAAGTTGATCGCTTTGCGTTTTTCAACAGTGCTGCAAGCAATGGGGTTGTTGTCAGTGACCACGCCTTAACCAGAGTACACTCTGCATTGTGACCACCCCAAATGCGTTGAGGCAATTCATCCTGCCACTCTTTCAGCACCTTTTCAGACACCGGTTTGACAGTGTATCTGCTTTCTTTCGCTGTCGTAGTACTAGCAATTCGTTCAACAAGGGCCGCGACCTCTAGCTTGAGCGGGTTCCATGCTTCAATCTCTGACGCGTATTGCTCTTTAAACGCGGCCTCATCATCCGACGTCAGGCTGTTCAAACGCAACAATCGCTTGTCTGTCACAGTGCCGATTGCGGTGTCAAGACTTCCGCCAAACTGGTCGGACATTGCAACGGAAAACACTTTCAACTTCATCTGGTCAACGCACTTGCTGAAGACCGAACGGAACAGCTTGATAGAGCTTCCGCCGAGTGCAAGTAATACGTTGTCGACACCCATAATGGTTAGCAGTGCCGCGTTGGTCGAGTCGATCACCGCACCCAATTCAATTGAGTCAGGTTTCAACTTGCGCTGATTTGCGCGTTGCACTAGACGATGAATCAGGATACCGTCGTCGAGCTTGACCTTTGTCGTGTGACCTTCAGTGGTTGTGATGTCAACGTTTGCGCCAACATAAGGTGCCATCCACGGTTCAACTACTTTCTTCGTGGCTCCGCGCAACTCATCGGATCGTGCAGTCAGCGTCTTCAAGACACCAGCGTACGTATCAAGCAACGTCTTCTGCTCTTTACGACCCGTAGCAGTGGTGGCTTTAGCCAACTTGCCTTCAGCCGTTCTGATCTTGCGCTTAACAGCGTAGATACGTGAGTTGTTTGTCTGGAACGCCAGCAAGTCAGTACGACGCTTCGAGCTTCCAAACTTCGGAATAACAAACGTGAAGAATCGGTACACTTCTTCACCAACTGTGTCACGAATCTTAGTGTCCACCTGCTCACGGATGCTTGCCAGCGTCAATGTCGTAGAGGTTTTGCTCGGTGCCCAAATGCGACGACCGGCAACAAACACAACCTTTGACGTCGTAGTGCGCTTTTGAGGTTTGCAGTTTACGCGTTCGTCTTCAATAAACGTGTCGTACATTTCTGGAAGCTGCGAGACTAGATCAGCGCCATGCTTCTTAATCAGCGCCGGAGTGACGTCTAACAACCCGATGCTAACACTCCGTTTCTTTTCTGCAACTTCTTGTGCATGCGTCTTTGAAAAGATCGCGGTCACTGCTTTTGGAACCGGACCATTTCCAGCACGTCCGGTGAATAGGTAGTAGGCAATGGCGGGAACGTACTTGGCATCAAGCGACATCACTGCGCACAGCTTTGTTGCAACAAACGAGTACGCACCGGCGATTGAACCGGACACGTCTTTAACCAATCGAATCGGCGCATCCTTGACCGTGACACTGCGGTGCGCACGGGAGTTGTACTTCATGTCGAAGTTGCGCTCCAACACCGAACGCACCAATGCCGGAAAGCCCTTGTCGATGAACGAGGTTTCTCCGGCACGTGTTGCTTTCAACGAGGCGTTTGCAGCCTTGATAATGTCGTCAGCTTTGTAGATACCTGCACGGTTCAGCTTACTGAGAAGTACTTCGTCGTTAAGGTGGCAAAACACCACGTCACTAAACGCCTTCAACGCAACTGCGGTGATTGGGGTTTTCTCAGTAGAGTGGTCGTACCGTGGACCCGGTATCATCAAGAGTTGTTTTACCGCTGGTGCAGCCGATATTGAGAGGAGCATGATTTTATCCTTGCGGTGCCATGTACAAAATGGTGGCCTCACGTCCAACGACGTCGAGTGCGAGTCCCGAGATTCCAGCCACCATATCAACGGTCTGAACTTCAAGACCAACCTTTTCAGCGACACGGCGCAGAACCTTCAAAATGTAGTTGCGACGTTCGATGCGGTGTGCGTCGTTTGGCAACGCAAACGTGTAGGTGCGCACGCCATTAACAACAGTGTGAGAAACGATTTTCCCACCTGTCGGTCTCAGCTGACCAACGACGTTGCCACTTGCTTTGCGTAGGAACATGGAGGGGCCGGTCTGTGCAATCAACGGGAAAATGTCGTCAGGACACTTCGCCGAAAGCGATATAAGCATTTTCATGGCTACACCTTTGGCCCAGTACTTTCACGGCCCAAGTTGTATGCTGCAAGCAACGCGTTCTTGATTCCGGTGACAGAGCAGTCATGGAAGTCCAGACGATCACTGTTCTGAACTTTCAACGTGTCGACCATCAGATGCTTCTTTGCAATTGCCTCAAACTTCTTGTTGAGGGAGACCGGAAGCTTTTCAATGCTGATAACTGTTTTCATGTTAGAGTCCGTAATGAATGATCTATCTGACGTACTTATATTTGGCGGTTGGGGTTGGGCGCTCAAAGCCAAACCGGACAGTTGGGTCATACTTGCTTGATTGTTTCTTGTGAACCGTCTCAACTTTGTAAAGGCGACGAACAATAAATTGTCTACTCGGATCAACCAAACCGACTTCGTCAGCGTAGACACTGTCAGCAACATACTGATAACTGCCGACGTCTCGCGGTTTTCTCACAGGGTTTCCACTGACAATCAGGTCTCCATGAAAGACGTACCCTTCTTGCGGCTTCTCCCAACTGTCGGCGTTCTCTGGAATACGTCGCATAACGTGGAACGCTGCCCTATCTAAGTGGGCTGCCACATAAAACGTCTTACCTAGATGCCCACCGCTAGAGGCATCCATGCGAAATCCTGAACTCAGGATACTCTTAGCGTTCGCAATAGAAGTCCCATGAAACCCATCGTATAAAACTTTCAGGTTTAGCCCCATGTCAGTGTTATTCTTTATGACTTGAAGCTGACTCTCATTAGGGGACACGTACCAACCGTCAACGATAGTCGGAACAACGTTCCAACCGAAATTTAGGAATTTCGCTAGGTCCGCGTTCCAAGACTTTAAAACGTCAGGGGTGACTTTCATTATGGTGAACATATTAAAACCTACATCCAATGAAGTTGTTGAAGCCGTTGATTACGACTGCCGTGCTTGTTTCCGGGGGCAATCACTTTTGTCACAGTAGCGAATCGCTACAGCACAATTGCAGTTGTTTGCAACTCTCTTTTCAACGATTGGTTTTGGAATCATTGGAGGGCTGTCTGACTTACTGACTGTTCGAGGTACCTTAATTTTCATTTTTGACTGTCCAGAAACGGGTTGGAAACAGCAACAGACCGTAGCCTAGTTTCAAGCTTTGGGTTTAACAAGCACAAGGAGTCTAGCATTTTCTGTCTCGGGAGATTGAACCACCCTGTCGGAACATTCAACACGACTTTGTTGTGGATCAAGATCAACCGAAACTCGTACCCTTGTTTCAGGCACGCACGAGCCTTTGCCACCGTCTTGCGATAGTCGACGCTCAACAAGGTGAAGATGCTCTTCACTTCAATCAACCTGTTCTTCGGTGCGTAGTAGAAGTCTGGATAGTAAGTCCGAATCTTGCTGGCGTACCGGTACCGAATGTTTGGTGTTCCTTCAGCCTTGCTTGTAGACAACTTGCCGGGAATGAAGCCGGGCCGAGATTCAAGGTACTTCAAGGCTGCGTCTTCATACCCCTGACACTGAACAACACGTTCTCCAAACTCAACTGTCTTCAGCCTAGGTCCGCCGACAGCGTAATCACACTTCGGACAACCAGCGTTCCGCACTACGGTTTTGGAAATGAATGGCTTACGAGTGAATTCCTCACCACACGTGCAACGGTGTTTGACAGCAGTGCGAAACCCTCGATAAGGTTCGGCAAGCGTGATGTGGGGGAACTCTTGTGCAAGGCGCGAAACGTACTCGTCTGCAAAATCTTGATGCTTGCAGGTCGGGCAGTTCGACGTCCCAAGCTCGACCGATTTCGGAATAGCCTCGAACCTTGTTTGACAGACTGTGCACTCAAACGTACACCAACCACCAATGATTCGATAGTTGATCGGGCGGAGAGTGCTTTTGAGTTTCTTCAACCGATTCAAAAACTCTGCAACCGGTATTGATTGCTGCGGACCTTGACACTTGCACACAGTCTTGGTTGTCGCAAGCCACAACGTTGTTCGGTTTGAATAAACCGCTTTGCAGTGTAAGCATTTGAAGGTGCACTTCTTTGTGTAGCCAGCATACTCAAGAAGCTCAACCGTTTTAGGGAGGCGCTTCTTGATTTCTTTTAAACTCACGGATACGTTGGGCATTCTATACTCCTTTGAATTCTCTTCAAATTAGTATTTACATTTATCCGTGTTGCTGAATTAAAAGCGTCTTCCAATAAAATTATTGAATCCGTTCACTCGGGTCGTGGGCGCGTTGATGACTGACAGGACACCTGTTGCATACGGGTTGCGCATTTGAGTTGCGCCAATAGAACCGTCACCAGAGAAGAACCCTTGCGCGGTGATCTGCTTCTTGAGTGGAACCACGGTGTCTTGAATGCGTGCTTCAATGCGACCGAGTGCAGAATCCAATTGCGGTGTGCGGTCAACGTTTAGTGAGACACCTTGACCGCTGAAGTCAAATGCCAACGACCCCTCGGCCATAAGCTGTGCACCCAACGCCCAATAGGTCGTGCAGATGATCCACGCGTCAAGCAACATCCCTTGCATATTCGTACCGGTAAACCCGGTCGGCATTCCCGTCATGTTGAACATGTACAAACCACGTTCTAGATAACCGACTAGGTCGCCTGACGTGTATTCAAGTTCAGGGATGATGTTTTCAATGCGTGACTTGTTGAGGAAGTCTTCAACCAACGTCATTGCCAACGCGATCTGCGGGGTGATGTTCCAGTACTTGAATGAATAGGATTTCGGGCGACCTCTGACGGTGGCGCGAAGCATGAGAAGGTTTGGCTTCAACGACGGTGGAATGTCGATTGCAGGTATCAAGATAGCAGTTCGATCAAACCCTGCGTTCACAGTCACGTCAGCATCAGCCAACGATTTAGGTGACAGCAGTTGCTCGTTGTTTCCTGAGTAGATTTGATACGTTCCGTTCATTGCTGGAGTGTAACTCAACGGCACTGAAAACTCAGCAATCGTGTCACCAGTCAGCAAAACGATTTCGCTGTCGCGTCTATCTGCTTTCGGATCGACAAGCAAGTTGTCGAAGAACTGGTACTTCTCACCGTCAGACGACAAACACCGCCATCGGAGGCGGTATTCTGTGGTCTGTGTCACGCCAAGCTCAGGCAACACAATTGCGGATTCCCATTGACCGGGCGTAGCGGTTGGCACCGCATTGTACTGTGCGATGACAGATTTATCTTGGTCTAGCAACGTCACCTTCGGAAATCCGGGACGTGGCACGACTGGACTGTCATTGTCGTCCAAAATATCTAGGTCGACTGTCAACGCTGAACCATCCATAGCTCTAAATGCCATGACCAAACTCCTATGTGTTTATGCTGCTGCCGCGTCATCGACTTGCTTTCTATTTGGCAACAAGTCGTTTCGCATGAGGTACTCAAGTGCTTTCTCCGCAGTATCAGAACGCCCCTGTGAGCGTAGTTCTGCTACCATCCCGAGAATCAAGACAACCAAATCGTCAGAAGTTCGTAGGGCGGCCATTGCTGCAAAGCACACTTGCTCAAATTCTTTTTCAAGTTGCTGACACCGTTGACTGTTAGCGGCCAACAGGCTAAAGTCTTTTAAAGAGGTCACTGTATTGCCCCTAGTGCACAGAGTTCTTAGTTATTCTGCTCTGATCACCGTCCGTGCAGGTCTCTAACCGGACCCGCGTTTACGCTTCTGTTATACCTTCAAGCCAGTGCTCGAACCAGCATCGCTACCGTAAATCAAAGAACGCAGGTGACTATTGAAATCACCCGTTGGAACTGGCGTGATGTAATCCTGTTCTTGCAACCAGCCGAACACATACCCGTTGTCCGGAATGCGTCCACGGTTTGCCAATGCTGCATACAACTGTTGCCACTCTGCGACTGCCTGACTATTGGAATCTTGGTCGTGGCGTTGAACCATGTCAGTAAGACTTTCATGGAACATGTCCAAAACCTTTTCCTCAACTTCAGGTAATAGCTTAGAGGTATTGCGAATATACATGCAAAAGTACAGAAGTGTTTCTGCCGTGATGTGCTTGACGCTAATCAGATGCGGTGCGCTGGCCCACACATGGCGGTTGTAAATCCACAAGTGGTACGGCGTGCGCATCATCAAGTTGTACAGAGGTTTCATGTACAAACTGCTGTACATAATCTCTGGACGGAGGTTTGCGTAGTTTGCACTGTAGTCAGCGTTGGTCGTCATGTAGCGGTTGTTGACTGCAAAGCTCTTCGTCACCGCTCCAAGTAGGTAGTAGACGTACCGTGGTGTCATCATGTCATAGCGCAGACCGTACTCCCCGGCCTGTGAGTGCGTGACACCGATAGTCAGAAACTTCCCATCGCGGTTTCCCCACGCGACCATGTTGATGCCGCGCAGACTGCTAAACGTGACAACGCTGCCAGCATCATAGCGAGCAGCGTTGAGTGCGAAAGTGAACAGCCACGTACAAGACTGTGGTGCATTCTCTTTTGCTGGAGCAGTGCAAATTCCGTACGAGAAGTCAGTGTGAGTGCAAGTCACATTGACCAGCGTGAACCAGTTCTTCCCGCTACGGAAGTGTGGCGTCTTGTAAAGCAGTGGTGCAATGAACTCAAACAAGTTGCCGATGTCGACATACTGATTCCGTATGATTGACGCCAGCGTCCCGCTACTCACAGGCAACACTTCCAACTCGAAATCATAAGGTGCATGTCGATATTTCATAGATCACCTTGGTTGTTTTTGATAGTACTCAACAAACTGTCGGTCATAGGAGTCAAAGTGCGTCAACAGAACTTGCGTCAGTGCCGACACCGGATTGTACTTACCGAAGCTCAGTAATGAGGACTCTATGATGTACTTGTAAGCGTCTGCGACCTGCTTCCTCAGATCGTCATGCGTCTTACAATGGTGAAAGACAAAAGGGTAGGTGGTTTCCTTGATTATACCTTCTTCTCTTTCAATATGCTCATTCATAACCTGAATAAGCTCGTCAAAGATTTGCACCAACAACGACTTATCAAGTGTCTTACGTGCGGAGTCCGCAAGTGTCAGCATTCGGAAGTGGTCATTGTCAATTGGCTCAACGCCCAACTTGTAGACGTCGTACCTAAGATGAATTGCGTCCTCTTGTATCATTTACAGCACCTTAGAGTTTTAATTCTGAAGTGCAAATCTGAATGCAGCTTTCTGTTTGTCAGTTTTCAGGCCAAGCACCGCAGCGGCCTCTTCAAATTGTTGCAGTGAGAAGTGCAAATCATTTTTGTCTGCGTTTGGGACGAGCGAGAACTTGTACATATTCTTGCTCACGATTGGCTTGTACGTAAACAGTTGATGGTTTGCAAATTTACCTTGCTTGTTTATACCGATCACTGCGGATAGCAGACCGAGGATGGTCTTAACCATCTTCAGTTTTGCTGCTTCTGTCATGTCTGGATTATGTGTGATGAACAGGTCATCATTTTTCACGAGGGCGGCGACCACGCCCGGAACGGTCGTAAGACCCATGCTCTTTGCACGATCAGTGTCGAACGGCAACGGCTGTTTCAGGTGATTGACTGCAAAATTGTTGTGCGTCAACAGAAGATCAATGCGCTTAACGGCAGCCTCGACTGTCTTGACTTCTTGACCAAGCGGGTACTTTCCGGGACGCTTGAAGTCCGGGAAACAGTTGACGTGCATAGTCATCATGCCTTGCTCGTTTATCACACCAGTGACAATGAAATGGTACAGCGGATAAACAACGCCTGACTTGTCTTTGAAGTGCTGGAAGCTTCTATACTCACAGAAGTGCATCAAGCTATTGTCTTCTGGATCAGGAACAACATACGTTTGACGCTGCATGTTGTTGTAAGAACCACCGGGAACGATCTTGACCAAATGGCCTTCGATCTTGTCAATAAATGACGACAACTTCGGTGGTAAATGCTTTTCTGCAACCACGTTGAGTGCTTCAAAAGCATCATCCAACGTGTTGTCGTGATCTTCTTTCAACGCGGCGATGTTTGCCAGTGCAGCAGCGGCCTTCTTGTTTCCGGCAAACGTCTGCTTCAACATCGCTTCGACGGCGTCAAGTGCAACTGCGTTGTCGTACATCTTGTGAATGACAGCAATGTGCTTTTGCAGATCAGCAACTTTCGGCGGAATATACCTATCATCTGTGACAGCATTGGTTGGCTTGGTAATGTTTTCGTCACGCATGTCCATAACGAGTTCGTCTTGCACAAACTCGCTGTCGGCTTTCACGCCAGCTTTACGTGCAACTGGTGTTGCAAGCTTGGTTTTATTTGTTTCGTCCCTCGGAGGACGGCGGTCCATCGTAACGCTTGGTGCCGACTTACCGGCACGACGTTGAATTGTTGATGACGTCGATGCTGACAAACTCTTGATGATGCGTTGTACAATAACGCTGCTGTTTTTGAATTCATACGCGATGTCTGAAACGACTTCAAGCAGGTCATTCAGGCTACGTGCAGATTTAATCTGTTCGAGACGTTTTGAGGACATAGTGGTCACCATGTGAAAATGTACAACAAAATTAGCATTCAAACCAAGTTGCTACGTTTAGTACAACGCAAAAAAGCCCACCGAAGTGGGCTTTCTTGTTCAATGCAACGTATCTTCGTTCGGATTAGCCGAGACGCGGACGTAAGGTCTTCTTTGCAGCAGGCTTCGCAGCAACCTTCTTGGCCGGAGCCTTGACGGTGGGCTTGCGTGCGGCGGTCTTCGGTGCAACGTGCTTCACCGGCGGTTTGGCAGCAGCGGGTTTCTTCGCGGCAACTTTCTTGGCGGCAGGTTTCGCAGCAACCTTGCGTGCGGCGGGTTTCGCAGCAGCAGGTTTCTTCGATGCACCACGCTTTGCAGCAGCGGCCTTCAGTGACGCGTCGTACTTCGGTGCGATCTTGGCACGGAGAGCTGCGTGCTTGGCACGATGTGCAGCAACCGTCGAACGGTGCTTGGTAACGTGTGCAGCAACAGACTTCTTGTGCGCGGCGCGGATTTCCTTGCGTTGAGCGGGTGTCTTCGCCTTAGCAAGTTTGGCCTTTGCAGCGGTACGCAGTTTTGCAACGTGCGCCTTGGTAGCAGAAGCGGACTTGGCGATAGCGGCACGATGCGCAGTGCGCGATGCGGCAAGCTTGGCCTTGGCAGCGGACGGAGCAGCGGCAGCCTTCGGTGCAGTCTTCGCACGTGCGGCAGCAGCCTTTTGTGCCGGTTTGTCACCGTACAAACGCTTGGTCGTCTTTGCAGCCTTCTTTGCAGCGAGTGAACGTGCAGCAGGTGAACGTTTCTTCGCGGCCTTCTTTGCGATCAGTGAAGCGGCCTTGTTGACCTTGATAGCGCCGGTTGCCTTTTTGTGGCGAACAACAGCAGCTTTCTTCAGTTCAGCAGCGGACTTCTTGACGGGTTTGGCAGCAGCTTTCGGTGCAGCCTTCTTTGCAACAACTTTCTTTGCGGCGGGTTTCTTCGCAGCAGTACCAGCGCGGCGTGTGATTGCCATGATTCAATCTCCTAGGAGGTAAGGTTTAAACAATTCAGTTCAACTGAGTAAAGAAATTAGTGTCGACAGCAAGTATTTGCAAACTGCCACCGAGCACAACGTGCAACGAGTGAAACAAACTTCTGAAACAAACGCCGCACTATGTATTGGTACGTTGTACTGTACCAACTCGGTTGTGAGCGAGGAAACAATACGCATCGGTGCGGTGACAGATTCGACAACTATTTCAATCTGCACAGCTACTAATTAGTATTATTTTTCAAAACCTACAGGATGGGAAAACCCTTAGCAATGTACTTCCACGCTTCTTGTGGTTGTGCAATACGTGTGTTTACCGCCCAGTCCAGATTGCGGCCGTCAGACGTTCTCAAATAAGTCACGTCAACAATGCGCAAACCAATACCTTTCTTCGGCAACCACAACAAACTTCCAACTGTAACTTCCTTAATGAGCATTGGCAGTACCACATTCAGGTTGCCAATTGTTTCAAATTGCGTCCAGTCTGTCTGCTTTGATAGTTGTGCGATGTTTGCAACAACTTCTTCGGAGCCAAGATCAAACACAACTACAACATGTGTAAACTCTTCCGCTGTCGTGCGAATGCGAATTGTTGTTCCAGCGACAGACTTGAGATACGCAAGTGTGCACTGCACGCCCGGTGCGACATAAAGCACATCATTTAGCAGGTCGTGGTTGCACCTGACACTGAACGACACGCTTTTGAAGTACTTCGGGACAAACATATCGAATTCAACAAACCCATTACGGTGCAAACGACTAAATGAGTGAGGAGCAGCACTGCGGTCAATGTTGAATCCTGTTTGCTCAACAACATGGTGCGTCGTAAAGACATAACGCTTCTTGCCATATTGTTCAAAACCGGGAATAAAGCCACTGCGGTAACAAATGCCACAATCAGGGCTTGATTCAAGAACTTGGTTTGCGTGAGGAATAACACCGTCGTCGAATGCGTAATCGTCATTGTCACCGCCAAGTTGTTCTTCTTCAAAGCGTGCTTCGTGTTGTTCACCAAACAGCGGCTTTGACCAATCAATTGAAATCTCATGCTCTTCGTTGATACCGCTCATTGTTGCACGTGCAGTTTGTGCAGAACCAAGTTCAGTGTCACGTTGCACTTCACGACATGAACATGCAGTTGACGACATGAGTTTCAGGTACAAGTACACCGGATGGTTGTCAACACCGAGTGCATTTAGCCCTTGACGTTGGTACGGTTGCACTGTCTCAGTTAATCGTCTCTGTGCTTGCTCTTGCGTATAGTTGCGTGCATGAATACGTCTATTGTTCGGAGTACCACGTTGTATCGTCATGGTCAATTCCCTTCAGTATATGGATGAAAATTAGTATTTGAATACTGTAAATAGAACTGGATGTGAAAACTAATCTGTTTTGACCGCATTTCCAAAACAGGGGTGCACAACATAATTTGTTTGCACTTAGGAGAGACATAATGGGAAAGCAATGGACAGCAGCTTCATACAAAAGACGATTGCTTGAAAAGTTTGGACAACCTGTAAGGATTGCAAAGTTCAAATCAATCTACACGCCTCTCAAGCACGAGTGCACTGAATGCAAGTCACCGTTTATTGCACGCCCCGCCGCGCTTCTATATGAAAAGACGCACGCAACGTGTATAAGGTGTTCGCGCAAGCGCACCGCGAACGGTCAAAAAGAAACGCCGAAAGTGTTTCTCAAGAAGCTGAGGAAAAAGTTCAACTACATTGAGTGCGTGGATTATGTTGCAAACCACTCAATGTCAAAATTCAAATGCACGTGCGGACACGAGTGGGAAACAAAGCCTTACGAATTGCTGAAGTTGAAGCACGGGTGTCCCGACTGCGCAAGCGTGATGCAAGGCCAAGCGTCAAAGCTGTCTGACTTGGAAATCGTCGAAAAGCTCAAAGCAAACAACTCGACAATCAAGTTCATCAAGTCTGTAAAAAGCGGACAGCCAAACCGCAGGGCAACGTTTAAATGTAGTTGCGGACATGTGTGGGACACAACAATGTCTGGAATTATTCATGGGCGGAGTGGTTGTCCAAAATGCTACCTAGAGCGCACGACCGAAATACTGCCATCTGACAGGTTGTTCACGCTTGGTGACCGCGAAGTCGTCGTTCAAGGATATGAGGATGTTGCACTTAGCCACTTGTTGCAAAAGTTCAAACCGTCACAAATCAAAGTAGCGACCGAAGGCATTAAGGTCGTGACTTATATACTGAATGGCGTGTATAGGTCGTACTACCCAGACATACAAATAGGTAAGACGCTCATTGAAGTGAAGTCAACGTACACGCTGTTTGCCGACTGGAAGAAAAACATGGCAAAGGCAAAGGCGTGCATCAAACAAGGGTTCAAGTTCCGAATGCTTGTTCCTATCGAAGTCAAGCGTGATTTGTTCGAGGTTGTTGAGCTTCCACAGGTTTGGACTTCTTGGTCTGAAGAACAGGCTGACAGCTTTATACAGGCTGAACTTGTCGACGAGCTTCGCGTCATCTGTTTCGATCCGGGGGTTGAGAATTTTGCGTGGTCAGTCCTAAACATAACCAAGCCTTTCAAAGTTGAAGTCATTGCAACTGGAATGATGCAAAGACCTATGAGAAAGTTGACCGGAAATGTTATGGACGAGGCCGAACCGTTCATTGCGGAAATACGAGAGTTGCTGGACAACTACAAACCAAACCGCGCGATTGCGGAAAGGTTCATGTCCAGAGGGTTGAAGGGGACGACAATAGAACTAGTGAACATAATGATTGGCATCATCTACGCAAACCTGAAAGGCGAAGCGTCTAGAAAGTTCACAGTGATTCCAGCAGCGCAGTGGAAAAACGCGTGGAATAGGGTGATCGACCTAGAAGGATTTTACGCCAAAGTTTCATGCGCAGTGCACCAAGCCGACTCCATCGGGATCGGACTGTATGGTGCGTACAAGTGGTTAAACCAAACGCCGTATCACAACCTGACGCAGCTTTGTAAATCTCTGCCAAGACAGATAAGCATCGCCAACGTCGAAGTCACGGCAAAGAAGCGGTAGAAAAATGACTAAAGCAGACGACCACCACATACAATGTCCGTTGGTAGATTGGTTTCAACCAACGGCGTGCACAATTACAACGTGCAAAAATTACACAAATGTCACTGCACATCGGTGCATGGAGGCTGACAGGAAGCGTCCTGAAGGTGCAAAGATAATCAGTGATTCTGAATTGAATTTGTACAAGATGGGCAAGCGTCAGATAAGCACGCGGTTGGTGCAGATTCATCGCAAGACCGCGACACAAGACGTTAAGGCTATTTTGATTCTGCGCGAGTTTATCGCTTACATCGAAAAGAATTTCGATAGCGGTTGCACGTTTGACAGACCTGAAATGATGCGTCTTGAAAAAGAATACCCACTTCGGATCAAGCGTCTTGGTTGGAAGAACTGGATGTGGGAATATGTGTTGGACGAAAAGCTGTGGAGGAAGTTTGCAGAAATGATGGGCGGTGAGTGCATCGAGTTCAACGTTCACCAAGTGTTGTCGATAAACCTAACAAGGTTTGAAAAGCTGTTGCAGGAATTCAATTCTTAATCACACAAGGAAGCAATAAACATGAAGCCACAATTTATCACAATCTCGCAATGTGAGAATGCAAAGTCCTCAAGCGTTTGGGCGCTCAACAACACCGGCGGAACCGGTCGCGTCAAAGGTGTCATAAACATCACGATCACCGAAGGCAATGGTCGTGCTGCTGCCATCAAAATCCACGACACCAAAATCCCGGTTGACATGACAACGCAAGCGACAAAGTCAGCACTGCTGATGTCGCCGGACTTCCGCCGTCTTGTTAGCTCACGCGTCATTACGTTGATTTCTGAAGAAGATGCAATGGCAATGCTTGACAGTGACGAAGCACGTGCCGAACAACGTCGCATCTTAGATTACGACTCATCGCCGGTGAATGGCATTCAGCCTGACGCTCCGGTCGCCGCGAAGACGATCATGGACCAAGCGTCTGGTGAAATTGGCGGATTTGCAATGAACCTCGCGCACACGACGGAAGGTGACGAAGAAGCAATTGTTGCCAGTCTGCGCAACAACAGTGAATCGCTGACAAAGCTCGAACTGCAATACATCGTCAACAACTCGACGTTTGCGAAGGTCAAGGGACTCGCTGCCGAACTCGCAGTCGCATAATCAAACGCACAACGACAAAAAGCCCCACCAACCTCGCAATGAGTTGGTGGGGCTTTTCCGTTGGTTCAACCGAAATTAAAGAATACGTTTGGGGGATCATTCGGCTTATCTTCACGTCCGGCAATGACGTTGAGCATGCGCAAATGATTTTGCATCTGGTCAATCTTTAACCGAAGTTGCAACCGCGTTTGCTGCAAGACCGCTTCACGATTCTGTTCGTACAACGTCAGCAACTTGTAATCATTGCTTTCACGAACAGCCGCCAACTGACGTTCGGTGTTTCGCAACTCTTCAATCTCTTGTTGCAAGCGTTTGAGAATCTTCGACAAGATGCGTGACACGGTTCCGCTGATGTAATTCCATATTTCCAGCAGACCGTCGTAGTCATTCTCTTTCTGATATTGCTTTGCAGACCTGAACAGTTGGTGGTACTCGGGATCATCCGTCTTATCAGGGTGTGTCTTGTTTGCAATCTTGCGGAACAGCTTCTTGACCTTTTCGCTAATCAAGACGCGCTCTTCAAAAGATTCCGGTTCCTCGTACGCGTCGTCTGCACTCCTAAACTCTTCAAACTTGTCGTCGAATTCAAATTCTTTGTCGAGGTCGTCAGGATCACGCGGCTGGTTTGTTTCGGTATTGGATTCGTGAATCGCTGCGGTCAATTCCGCAATCTCACGTTCGCAACGTCGAAACTCTTCAACCAGATCAGCGTTGTGCTTATTCAGCGTCGAACTAAAATCAGACAACCGTTTGACGATCTTGTTCAACGCTGTTTGCGCCTTCAGCTTACGTTCAATGACGTCCTCCAACTTTGACTCAGTCTCGTGTTGGTCGACAGATGGTTCATCACTGGTGCGCTTATCATTGGCAGTCTCGTGCACGACAATGTGCGATGTGACGACCAACGCACGACACGTGCTGAAGTGAGATTCGATATACTCATTCCAACCGCGCCGTGCACGCTCACGCCTTTCAGATGTTGATTCGCCCGGCCATGCTTTCAGCACCGGACTGCTTTTCTGACAACTCTTGCAAAAGACGTAGGCTTCAAACCCATAAATCATGTAATCGACTTCACGACTCCCACAAAAGCATTTGCGTAGTCCAAAGACTTCCATTGCGTCACCTCAGTACGTTGCGGATCATGCTGCGCGTCGATGTGAATTCTAGTTCTTTGCACAAGCGATCCAACTCTGGTTGAAGACCTTTCATTTCAACATCGTCCAATGTCAGGTCTGGTAAGAAATCTGTCCGAAGCGTTATCAACTTACGTGATAGGCTGAGGAACGGCTTTGCGTTCTCAACGTTGATCTTCATCTTCGGTGTGAACTTTTCGTTCTTGATAACCGATGCTAGTGTCTCGTGCTTGTTCAGCCACTTAGCTGCTGTCTTGTCACCCACCTTGTTGATGCCCGGTATGTTGTCCACCTTGTCGCCAAGCATCATAAGGTAGTCAACCATCTGGTCAGGCCGAACACCAAAATGTTCAAAGACTCCGTCGGGATCAAGCACAACGTTCTTTGGACGTAGCAGGTGGACTTTCTTATTGACCATTGCTGCAAAGTCTTTGTCATTGCTTCCGATGTACGTGCGTTTGGTTTTCCTGTACAGCGTTTGCACGACGCTGCCAATCATGTCGTCACCTTCAACCCCGCGACGACCAAGAACCTTAATGCCCATTGCTTCAAGAAGACGCTTGCATGGTAGCACTTGCGGCCTCAACTCAGTGTCGCCCTGACGTTGTGCTTTGTATTCAGGATACAAGCGGTGTCTGAAATTTTGGCCCGGTCGGTCGAAGACTACAGCGCAGTGAGTTGCTTTCGTGTTCTTGATGTCAGCAAGCAAAATCGAAATCAGTCCGCGAATGGCGTTTGTCGGAAGCCCGTCGGAGTTGGTTAAAAGTGGAACTGCGAAATGACCTCTGTGAAGAAAATTCATTCCATCGGCGACGAGTAAGACAGTCATTGCAAACTCCAAAATATGTTGGGCGACCTGAGTCGCCCATTTAAGTTACTACCGATGGTTGTAGAACGGCCTGAATGGTGCAACGGCCCGTGGCTTTTGCGGTGGTGCTGCTGCTGCCTCTGCTGAAACTTTCGCATGGTACTCTGCTGGAGTCATGCGGCTCAACTGTTGCTGTTGCTCTACGTCTTTGCACTTGTAGCAAGCCGTGGAACGTGCGATCCCACACACACTCTTTTCATTCCGCTTTCGAGAGTCTTCACATGACGTGTTGAGCAATGTCATGTGAAGCTTATCACAGGTGAAATAAAATGGCTCGACTTTTTCTGTTGATGTTGGTTTATCGGTTTTCATGGTTTCAGGTCTTGGTTATTCTGTAGAGGAAGGAACTCTAAAATTAGTGACCAGCTTCCACTTACTTCGGGAAGTTGCCCTTTACGATGTTGGGGCCAAGGACAACTTCAATGTTTGAGACCGACTTGTAAAAGTTTGCACAGAAGTCGGTATGACAAGCTTGAGTCATGTCAACTTCAAAGATGACGCTTTCACCGAGGAACGTGCCAGAGGGAGTCTGGTCAGGCTTCACCCACATCATCAGCGGGATTGTGGCAATCTGCATGTTTTGGTGCATGCCGATCTGAGCGGGGTTGCTCATGACAAATTCTTTTGTCTTTGACAACCGGATTTGGTTGAGTGCGGCTTCCTCCATGTCGTCAACCGGTTCTCCGTTGACCGATACAAGACGACCGATAAGCATTTCGCCGGTCATTAGTTTGAAGATACGAATTGTTTTCAACTTCTAGTCCTCCGTGGGTTATGAACACTTACTTTTTACAGTTTTTCTCAACTAGAGTGCGAAGCTTGACCAGCCAGTCAGGAATGACCCACCCGAGTTCGGTGCGCTTTGCAAAGCATTCTTCAAGTCCATCAAGTTGATCGACTCTGATGTGTAACAGGTGTATGGTTTGTTTCATGCAACTCCTTGGGCCTCTTCAACTGAATTGTGGATAGACCATTTGTAAAAGACTTTGTCCCGTTCGTACATCAGCACCTTTCCAGAAAGCGGGTTGTATTGAACAAGCGAGTGGCCAGTGATTGCGTTCTCGGTCACATATTTAATCAAGCACCTGTCAAGCAATGCTGTTCTCCGGTGTGTGCAAACTTCATCGGAAGCGCCGGGGCCGTCCAGAACGATCAACTCAACTTCATGTGGATCGTCTAGAACCCGAACGATCTTGAATCTGGTCACGCGCCCGACAAACACAAATGGAGGAACCGGTCGGAGACGTGTGACAGTGTTCAAAAGTCACCCCCTATGTTTTTGCGTTTCAACATCAGCCACACACGAAAGTGCTTGAACGCATAAAACAGTCCGAGTGACGTTGGAGCAAGCATCACCCACCACGGGGCGTCATCAACGTGCATTCTGTAGCCCAAGTAAAGCGGGATCAAACAGCAGATGAAAAACATGGTTGAAACAAACAGGTTCCATTTTCGAGTTGTCATAGCGTTGCCACGTCCAAAGATATTGCAACGTAGTCTCCGGCTTCTGAGCGTTCATAGAAACGTATGTACGGCTTACTGCCAGAGACCTGCATCGAGTCGCCAATAGCTTTCATTGCCAGTTGCCACTTCTCGTCCTCAATCTTCAGGCTACGCAAACGCAGTACGCGACCGACGTTTATCTTGCCGGCCTTGTCGACTTGAAATGCGTCGTTGACCAACACCTTGATGTTGCCGTTTGTGGTCTTACTCCACAGAACAATGCACTCGTCCATCAACGCCTTTGCCGCTTGCAAGCGTTCGTCAAATACCAACGTGTCTTGCATCTGCCTGATGATTTTGTACCTACCATCAAACGTAACCAGCGTGACGTTGCCTTTCTTACCACCATGCGCCACGTCGTACTCGGCGAGACTGCGACCAACGAAGTCAAGAACTTCGGCGGTGGCACGTGCCTTGAATTCAGCAATCGCCAAACTCTGCACTTTGGCAAGCTCGCAAAGCTGTGTCACGACGCGAGTGCGGTCCTTGTCTATGTCTGCAACCTTCGACGCCGGGATCAAAGCACCATCTGCACGTTCCAAATAGCCACGCGGGATTTCAAGCTTCTCTTCAGTCATTTCGTTCTCCGGGTATTTAAAATATTAGGTAATCTGTCTGAGACCATTAAATCTTTGCTGACCACTTCTTACACGTTGCAAGTTTAGCAACAGCAAACTTGCCTATTGAACACCTGAACCGACTCTCAAAAGAGTTTGTCTCATCACCCATACCATCAACAAGAATACGGTTAGGCCAACTGTCTTTATAGTGAACAACTCGACTTGTGAAGTTTTCACAGTTGCCGCAAGAATTTGGAACTGTCTTGTAGCCCTGAGCGTTTTTTCGTTGCAAAACTGTTGACATGAAAGTATCTCCTAGGATTTCAATCTGACCCTGCGGTGTCGACAGGCAGACCACCTTGCGTGGTCTGCCATTCAGGAACTACGTTTGTTGACGACGTTTAGCAACGCCAATACGTGGAATGACGGCCTTAATTGTCTTCTTACCGACGCATGATAACACTTCTTCCACCATTGAAACCAACTTGGTTTGGAGCGTAAGAACTTTCTTTTCCCAAGCCTCGTCAGGGCCAATCAAGTCAAGACGGTTCTTAATGGTCTTTTGCGACGCTCGAACCGAGGACAACTCTGAAAGAATGTCACCGCACATTCCAATACACTTACCTGCCTGACGACCGACTGACTCGATACGTAATTGAGTGTCAGCCAAACGCAACTCCATAGATTGAAGGCTCTCGTTTTGTTTACGAAGGGCGTTCTTTATGGTACGGTTTGTCACGCGTTCGACCACGTCCTCAATATCATTCATAGTGATGTCTGTTACAGTCACGTCACTGGAAACTTCGTTGACATGATTGGTTTCGATGTCATCACAGTCAGGGTCATCTTCACCACCATCATCTTCACCACCATCATCTTCACCACCATCATCTTCATCATCACTCTCATCATCCCAATCTTCGTCAGGGCCGTAAGAGTCGTCAGCGAGTTGCGTATTTTTCGGAGTGAACCCAGTGGACATGACGATTTCGGAAGAACTCACGCGACCTGTTACTTCTTTACCCTGAGACTCAGGACCACTGTCAACATCCTCTCGTTTAGACACGCGTTCCAAAAAGCCACCCATGCGAACTGAAGTCCATGCTGATGCTGGCTCCCTCAGACGGTCTTTAGGCAAAACTTTGCTCATGGCCTTTTCAACGAGAGCACCCTTCGTCCACGATGGGTTGACTCTATGTGCCAGCATGTAGGCTTCGGAAACTTTCTCAAGTTCCTCGCGCGTCCAACGAATCTGCCGCCGTAAGTTTCCGCTAGGCTTTGACACGCGCTTGGACCGGCGCTTGGACGGAGGTACATAAGGTTCTGTCTCTGCGGGTGCTAATGGTGCTGGTGCTAATACAAACTCCATCAACTCAATGTCGAAGACGTAAGGAACAACCTCAGACGGCGTTTCAGAACCGTTGATGCTTAAAAGGTCGTTCTTACAACTTAAAACACGTTCAAGTTCGGCGTCGTCCATGAAGCCACGGAAGATTTCTTTCAGGATCGGGTCTTGGTATAGTTGAGCGTAGCTCCGAACCTTTGCTTCCGGTACCAGTGCCTTTTTCTGACCAGCCTTCAGGATGTCGTCGACTTTGACAGACATGTTCCGTCCAGAATTACAAATTGCCTCCAGCAAGTCTTGGCAGTTTTTGACAATGTCACTGTGGCTGGCAGCGTCGATCACTGTCTCGATTGTGTTTTTCGTATCTGCCGTGGTCGTGGTTACAAGTGCGTTCATATAAACTCCAGAGGATTAATAATTGACTACCTTGGTTGAAACATCTGATTCAGTTTTGTGCAAGACGGTTATATCGGCAAGGTATGAAATCGTTGCAAACCCACCGTTCGCTTCAATCTCTTTCTTGTGCTGAAGCTTCGCCATTGCCAGTTGGCAAAGCTGCAACCGCGCACGTTCTGCACGAACATCACCGATGATTTCCCCGACGTTGCGGATAGGTGGTTTATGCGGATCGTTGTGCGGGTTGCGGTTACGATCCATCTGCTGTTGCATGCGAATCGTATCCGCGTCAGGTTCCGGCTGCTGTAGAAACAGCACGTCAAAGATGGTGGCGTTCATAGCGAATAGCCGTTCTTGAAGTTCTTACTAGCCTTGACCTTGCGCACAAGAAAAACGCTGTGCACCTTGTTGCGACCAGTCTCGACTGAGCCTTCAGGTCCAAACTTCGAGAACTGAACAACGCTAGAGGCAAGACGTGCCAGCGCACGTGCGGCCTTGGCATCGGTCGCGTGAATGTGAAGCGGCACGACCAAGAAGCCTTTGAATTTCTTGAGCGCGACTGCGGTTGATTTTGCTTTTGGTTTGGTGTTCATGGTTTTTTCTTCCTTGGTTAAAGTTCATTGGTTGGAACGATTAGTTCTTTCTTCAACATCTTCCACGCGTCGGTCACGGTCACCGCATGCGTGTTCTTACAAATGATTGCTGGATTTCCGTGCACGACCGCAAACCTGCCAAAGTTGACTTGGACAACGTTGTACCCAATTGAGATTTGCGATTGAATCCACTCTCTCGAAATGTTCATTTAAATCTCTACGTGGGTTAGTGGAGTGTCTTTCGGAACGAGTTGACCGGAACGAGTTGAGCTTGCATGGCAAGCTTGTCGCATTCAGCAAACCCCTGCCTGACGAGCTTTTCCAGTTCTTCTTGAGCGTCCTGTGAGTACTGAACCATCTTTTCAAATGAAAACTCACGTTCAATTGTCACAAGACGTACAGGCATCGCGTCAGGACACTTCTCCTTAATTGAAGTAACAACGTCTTCAATCGCCTTCATTGTCAGTTTTTCAATAAGGCTTTTAAGCAGCAGCACGTGGACTTCAATCAAACCATCAACACCACGACCAGTGAATTCCTGTTGAGTTTGAAGCATGTTTGATTCAACTTCTGCGGTAAATTCTTCAAGCGTGGTGAAGCGTGCAGTGTTGATGACGCAGATTTTCAATCCAAGCTTTTGGCTCTTGTTCTTCATGACGATTCTCCTGTATGTGTTTGTTCGATAATGCCGACGCGTGCCAAGTCTTCTTCGGTCACGTTGAACTGCTCGTCTGATGGAACCATGCAAACTTTGTAGTAATCAACGCGTGCCAGAGAACAGGCACGTTCTGCTCCCCAAAGTTGCATCAGTTCAGAAAGAGTTGCCTCGATCCTAACTTTCATTCTAGTCTCCGGTGAAATTGATTTGAACGTTTGGCAACCCGTTCGCAAACATGCGAAGGTGGCTGTTTGCGTCATTGCGGTCGTTGTCGCTTTCCGTCCACGTGAAGCTGTTTTGAATTACTGAGCGGCTATTGACAGGTGCAACTGACCATGAGTGGCTGAGAAACGTTTTGGCCACGAGCAAGACGTTGATTTCGTTATTGACAAACATCGTCAAGACCTCATTCAATTGATCCTGCCCCAACCCAACGTTTATGAAACCAATCGTCGGGTTCAACGCTTGAACGCTGGTGAACGCAGAACTTAACGAACTGATTATTGCCTCGCATTCAAACGCCGACTGGAAGTAAATGACGTGCTGGTCAGCACCACTGGTTGCTAATCCACTAACCAGTTGAACTAGTGCTGTCAGGCCGAAGCACTCTTCATGGCAGACCTCACGAACAAATGCTTCCAACTGAGATTCGGTAAACGACCACACGCCGCCGGTCACGGTTCCGAAATGACCAGCGATGAGTTCAATGCGCTTATCCATTCTTATTCTCCGGCAACGTGCGGGGGTCAACGTACACAGTCGCAGCGACCGGAAGCGGGACTTCCATAATCAGGTCGACATAAGCACGGCCACGATCAGTTATCTCCATCGTAAACGTTGCCGCCGCAACTTTGTTGACTTTGGTCACGAGGTTTTCGCGCTTCGCACGTGCCAGAGCACCCTCACGCGCTTTGTTCTTGATGTCGATTTCTGGCAAGCAGTAAACGTCAAGCATGAAGGTGATAAATACAGGGGTCATTGAGAGAGAGACGTATCAGATTTCATTTTGCTTTTCCTTAGTAAGTTTTTCAAGACTAGCTTTAAGGGCTGCCACCTGATTGCGGAGTACCATATTCCTTTTACGGCTTCCTGCAAGTTTCGATTTTACATAGTACAAATTCGAACTTAATTCTTCACACCGCACTACAGTGTGTGGGAAGATGGAGGAAAAAGTACGAAGAACCTTATCCAAAACTTCAAATTCCCCACAAACGTGGTCACTTTGAACATCTAAGGTTTTTGGGAACCGGACGCACTTCCCAATAACCGGGTGCAACATCGTTGGGAGTTGTAAATGTCTTCTAGTTCCATTAGTAGTCCCGTCATCAACCTGAGCAGTAAACTCAAGACCGTTCCAATGCTTACAGAATTCGCATTTCATTTGCTTCTTCCTTATTTACCGTTGATGGTTTCGGAGACGGTAGTAATACCGGGCAAGTCTGAACCCTACCACTGCGGGGATCATTGCTGCTGGCCACCACCATCGTTGAATTGTGAATGCTAGATATGTTGAAACAACTGCGACTACAAACCACAGAAAAGCGGAGAGCATACAAACCCCGCAGCCGGAAGTTCTGTCGTCTGGTAGTTTCATGTCAGCACCCGCGACGCTCAAGCGACCCACAACCACCGCCGCCACCAGAACCACACCCACCGCCACCACCGCAACCACCGCCACCAGAGCCGCAACCGATACCAGACGTGCCATGTGCAACCACTTTAAGAGTCCGCATTTTCTTACGACCGGACATAATATCGTCGACGGTTCTGAAAGCTGCTTTTGACACTCTCGATGGAACTATTGAAACTTTCTTTGGGGCCGATTTGGTTTTCCGAATCTGGTCAATTATGTTGTTCTTCACCATCTGCAACGGGTGTTTCATACTCCAATCGGTGTATGCCTGTCCATCTGGATGGAACACAACTTCGTAAACGCCACCAGTCTCGACTGACGGTTCCTCGACCGAACCTTTCCAGCGAACGATAAACCCGTTGACGATCTGTTCCATACCGCGACACACTGGACAATCCGATTCGTACACCTTGCCGTACCGTTCTACGTAAGCAAGCTCAGTGGCGGTCGGGGAAACATCGCTTGCCACCTTTCGGAAGCTTACTGCGTCAGCGCCAAGGTCTTTTGCGTACGTGATGTAGTTGCGGCAAAACCTGATCGACACATCAGCAGGGACAACACAATTGAGTGTCACGTCGCAACGTGTGTCACGGTGTATTTTCCGAATCAGGTCACGCAACTCTTCATCAGTCGGAATGTTGCGAGTGCCAAACACTTCCACGTTTGCCTCGTCTCCAATAGCATGCCGACTGATGTTTATGTGATCGACCACGCATCCACCGGCGGTGACAAATGGTGCGAGGTTTCCGCCGTGTGTTGTCAGCACCACACGATAAAGCTGGAAGCGGCGTCGATACTCAGACAGAGCAACCAGAAACGTGCTGAACCAAGGACTGAGTGTCGGCTCACCACCGGAAATGCTCAACGTGCGGAACGCATCGGGCAGCACGGAGATTTGTGAAAAGACCTGATTGATGTAGTCCGTCGGAGGTCTGATCTTCGCTTCATTGCGGTTCCAGAAGCAAAACTCGCAAGTGGCGTTGCACGAACCGGGTAGCAAGACCGTGATGTTTGGTCCGTATTTATTTGTGATTCTCATTTGATTTTCCTTTGCCCAACTTGTCCACCGATTCGGACAGTGTCGTGAACCGAAGATGCTCAAATGCAACAGCTTCTTCGAGTTTTGCAATCAACGCTACCAGCTTGCCGCGAGTGGCGTTTTTCTTTCGGAACGCTGCTTCAAGTTTCACGTCCCCACCACTAGTGACCCCATCAGCGGTCCTGACTTTTTCGTAGTGGATGGTTGCCGACTCAAACTTGCTGACCGCTTCCAACGCAGCATCGCTTATGGTTGGTGTCTTTTTCTCATTTCAAGCCTCGACCTGTTCGTCAAGCATTTCAAACGAAGCCTTCAGGTGTCCCGGAAGTCGCGTCATGAACTGCTTGTCGAAAGAAAAGATGAAGCCGTTGATAATATCAAACCACACGTCAGGTCTATCCTGATCACCGACGTTTAGCTTGAAGTAAGCGTTCTCTTCCATATAGAAAGTGCCGTTGCGAACATCAAGCAAGTACTTCGTATACTCAACCCTGTCATCATCACTGTCGAAGTTTGCAAACACGCGAAGGTTGAATGTCTTACCGGCATGATCCTCCGACAACTCATCGAGAACGTACGTCTTGTACTGCATGAATTGAACTTGAATCTTGCGCAGAGCCAATGCCAATGCGCCATGCTCGAAATGCGCATTGCCCATGTAGTCATACTTGACAGCATGGCCGAGCGGAAAGTCCACAAACTTCCCAAGGGGGCGGTTGATTCGTGCACGTTGGATGTGGCGAGGACGTTCCAAACCTATGTGGATAATCTCGTCGACAACGCGTCGCGTCTGAATCGACCGCTCGACAAAGATGTGGTCTTCACTCTTAGAACCCGGAAAAAGGTTTTCATTTTGAGTCCAACCGTCATTCAGGTAGGTCAGCGCAAGCTTGGAAGGAATCTTCTTTGTGAATCTGGTAATTGACATGATGGTTCCTGTTTGATTGTGGGCGAGTTGCCTCGCCCGGTTCATGTTATCGACAAGCGATAGGCAGCAGCACGTCTTTCAAGTTGCTGACGTTGCCGTTCGCGTAGATCAAGCCTTCGTGGTCTCGCACCGCGTCTTGGTGCTTGTGTGAGATAAACTGCGTCATCAACACAACGTAGTCCACGTGCTTGGCGCTGGCTTTCAGCACCGACATGCTGCCGGTGGATTCGACAAACCGCAGGTCAAGCATTTCACCGTACTCGTTCATAATGTCGTGCGGCTGACTCCCTTGAAGCCCAACCACAAGAACCTTTGGCAACGCCGCCTTGCTTGTCTTGACAGCCTTTCGTGCATTCGTAAGACGCTGATGGAAGTTTCTGTCCACCGTATCCATAGCACGTTCGGTTGCCGACTGGAGTTGCGTCAACAACTCTTGTTCAAACTTCGCGGCGATCACGCTGGCGAATGCGGTCATGCGTGTCATTATTGAATCTTCAAATGAAGGCTTTGCCAGTCCGTCTTTGACGATCTGAATCGGATTGTCCACGTTGACGTGTGGCATCGGGTCTTTGAAGGTGTTGACGTTGAGAAGTGGCGACCCACTCTCTTGAGCAGTTTCAAGAGCGGGTGCAAACTTACCAGCAGGGTTGCGATCAGCAGCGTCAAGTTCTTTGAAGACAACTTTCCGAAGGTGATCGGCAATAGTGTAGAACGTTTTTTCGGGGCGTCGTCGATTCTCAGGAAGAATCTGCTGACCGATACGTATTGCAGCGTTCATCGTCAGGTTGTCATCAAGTTTGGCAAGCCTGACTGACTTTGCAACTTCCAACCACTCACGTGAGGTCCAGAAGATTTTCGGAGCTTTCATCTTTGCATTCATTTTATGTCTTGTCCTAATATGTGATAATCGGAGAACCTGACCGACCGGAGCCGGTCAGGGTGTTGCATGTTACGAGTTTGCGTCGACCTGACTCTTCGTCGTTGCGTCAGACGCTGGAGCCGGGTCCGCAAGAACAGGTGCGCTCTTGATGATGTCGGCGTAGCGGATTTCAGTTACCAGCGGCATCACGACATCATGCTCACCGAAGAACGCCTTCTTGCCAAACAGTGAGTTGCCACCGTTGACGTTTGCAAGAACCATTCCAGAACTGTAACCGGTCTTGATGCAGACCAAACGCTCGTTGCTCCAGCCGCCTTTCGGCTTCAGGTCATCAAACGCTTTCGTCTTTGCAACGTCAACCGCGAAGACTTGCAGTTTCGGAAGCATTGGAAATGTCACTCGTTCTGGAACGTTGTCGTCGACCAAAGTAATGTCGGTTGCCTTGTAGCAATTGAGTGGAAGGTCCAGCCAAAGGCTACGGTCTGTCATGACGCTTTTCGTGCTTTTTTGCTTACTCATTTTGAAACTCCTAACATTTGTGGCGCGTCTTTGTGGAAGGTCGGCACACAGCGCCACGTGCATACCGATCCTTTGTTGTCAGTCTTTACAGCTTCTCTTTGCGCTTCAGGTGGTTCAGGTGCGTCTTAGCCAGATTGTCGAGTGCGGCCTGATGACTCATCCAACCGCCGCCCAACCCTGTTGCCCGATGTCTGTATTGTGCTTCGGCTTCCATAAGCTTACCATTTGCGTCCAGCGTCACAGTGACGAAAACATGTCCAACTCGGTAGCTATGACGACGCAACACAAACGTATACTCGATAAGGTCGGGGCGCTTTGTGTTGCTGACCTCCCACTCCAGTTTGAACGAGTCAGGGACAACAAAGTTTTTAACTACTAAAAACGGTGTTGAGACCTCCAACCAATCCTCACCGTCATCATACTCGTTAGGAAGGTCGTCACGCACAGTAGGTTTCACTTTCGGAATCAAACTGGTCAGCAACGTTTCCAAACCTGTGAAGACCATCTTCGGTGAAGGTGATTCGAGTCCGGGAAAGAGTCCCAAGAGTTTTGCTATCTCGTTGTCTTTATTGATAAGAGCAACTAGCTTTGAGTATAGTGTTTTCGGTTTCATTGCTATCAACCCCGCGCCTTGTTGTCGATGTACTCTTGATGAGTCTGGATCAGAATGTCACAAGCGTGTTGCATTGATGTAACACCGTCACCACCAAGATCAGAAGCATAGTGCAGGTACGACACAATCTCTTCAACCTCGTCCCCGTGGGACGCCCCGTTTATGTACGTAGACACTAGCAAGACAACTTCACCTACGCGGTGGCCGCGTCGCGTCAACATGAACGTAGTCTTCTCTTGTTTAGAGCCTCCATCCCCGTCTTCGTAGACAGATGAAAGCTCACCGGAGCTACACATCTTGTAACCGACTGGCAACACGAAATCTGAAGACTTGAACGTGTTGTCAGGTTTCGACAACCCCTGTTTCACAGACTCAGTGTTCTTCGTCTTGGCCCTGCGTCGTTCAATGTAGCTAGCCATCACGTAATCCAAACGGCTGAGAACGACTTTCTTGCTTGGGAGACTTTGTCCAACGACACCAAGGAGTGCAGACTTGTCAGCGTCAGCCAGAATAATCTTGGACAGCTTGCGGTAGAATTTACGTGCGTTCATTTTGAATCTCCAGATGTGGTGAGCAACTTGTAAAGGCAGGGTGAAATCAAATCATCTTCTCTGATACTCGCGTACTCAAACCCATTGTTTGCCAAATGTGTTTCGAGACGTTTATTCAGAAGGCTCTCTATGTAAATCGCTTGGATCGTTCCGCGAAGCGCGTCACCCTCAAGAAGATTCTCAATGTCGACCAGCAACTTCTTGAAGCGTCCTTTGCCGCGAAGCTTGCCCGGCAGGGTGATGTTGCCGATGTCCAACGTCTCGACGACGCCGACCGGCGTTGCATGAAACGCCACCCGCACGTAAATGCTAAACTTGCAGCAGGTGATCCACTTGTTGCGACGATCACCTGCGAGTAGTGCGGTCAGTTGTTTCATGACCGAGCACCGTGCTGCTTACCAAACTTTTGAAACAGGGAATTGAGTTTTGAAAGCGAAGCTACGTTGGCTTTCGGAGGTTGGGGCGGAGTCACAGCCTTGATTGGTTTCTCCACGAGTTTGTGATTGAGGCCGTCGCAAATCTTTCCGTTGCGAACACAAAGGTACGTGGTACCAAACACAGGCTTGATCGCGGTGATCGTGCCGGGGGCAACCGGAGCAACGTCACTAAGAATGCTGCGCACCTTACGGAGCAGTGCAAGCATCGCTTGACCGTTGCTGAACCAAGAATCGCTCAACGTCTCAGCGAAAGCCATAATCTCGTACCAACCGTTTCCTTGCGCGTACATTTCGCCGCAAGCGTACTGGATAGGACGTTCCGTGCACCGGAGTTCAGTGCGGAGTTTCGAGACTTGATCTTTCGTGAGTTGAATACGGATGGACATGTTGCGCATGTCGCGGTTCTTGATGATAACTTTCATTTGAATCTCCTAATAGGTGAAGGCGGAGTGGTGCGGTGGTTTCCCACCGCAGTTGAAACTAGACCAGCTTGAAACCGAGTTCTCCAACAACTCCAACGACTTCAGCAACGTCGCGTTCCCGCATGTTTGGCCTAACCAGAAGTCGTGCTTGGCCGAACTTCAAAACATCGTCAACCGTGTTGCACCCGGCTGCCAGCAGAACGTTTGTGCTGCGAACCGTCAGCGGCAGATCAAGTACCTGCGTTGAACCTTTTTCCATTTCCAAACTCCTAATAATTACAACGTTGAACTACTTCCGCCCCTTCAACTTGAACTCGCCACACACGCGGACGTAGCTAAGAATTGGAAACCTCGTTGCTGTTGCAACCTCATGTGGTTCCGGGAAGGGCTTGGTGAATGGGGCTGAGACCGTCGGTGGAAACCTTATACACTCACCAACATCTGTTGTCTCGTCACCAATCTCAGTCGCGTCACCATTGTCGGTGAATTCGATTGTAAAAAACTTGCAAGTGCCGCAGCATTCATCATCCATGAAAACTTTCTCCTAATAAGTAAACGACGGAGAGGACAGCTTTCGCCATCCCCGGAAGTGCCTGTTACATACTGCGCATGTATTTGAACTCTGGTCCCAAGTCCCATTCGTAAACTCGGTACTCCATCGAGAAGTCATAGTCAGTACCCATGATCCACTCGGCTTTGTGGGCAACCCAAAGTTCAAGTGCTGCAATGTCATCGAAGTATTCAACTTCGGGTTCGTGCTTGACTTGCGGGAATTGCTTGTCGTGGCATTTGTACTCAACTCCGAAAACCGCGCTGTTCGGCCAGTTGCCCGGATGAGTGATTCCGGTAAACGTTGACGTCTTCGGTTTCGGTGTCGTCATGTCAATGAAGTTGTTGCAAAGAACTTCAATGATGTTCAAGCTGTCTGTTTGTTGTTGCATTTGATGCTCCTGAGAGAGTCCCGCTTGGAGCGGGACTCTGAAGTTTGTTATCGGTTGGCGAGTTGCAAGGCAAGTGGAGTTATGTTGTGAACGATGTCATCGTCGTTGACGTAAGTCCTGAAGCCGAGGCGGTGGGCCATTTTCAAAGCCTTGCCAAAAGTCTTAAACTTTACCCCTGCTACCGTATTGCGGTGGTGCGGGAAATTCAATTGGACTTTCTTTTCGTTGCGGACGAAAATCCCACAGTCCGCATCTTCAACTTTCGTTGTGCAAACCTTATCAAGTAGAGTTTCGTGTACAACTTGTTCGACTCGCTTTGTCATTTCAAAATCCTTAATAGAAAAACGTCAGGGTTGAAAATAGCACAACGTCTAAAGTGCCTCGGGTTTGGCATATTGGGAAAAGCTAATATGCCCGGAAAAGACAGCATCCCGTGAACACATTATAGCATGGTTTTGGGCTTTTTGTCAAGCCTTATTTTGAGGCCAAAAAAGGGCAACCCGAAGGCTCCCCAAAAGGCTGTCTATGTTGGGCTTTACACGTTGTGTAAATTCAAGATAGCGGTCAAATGAGGCGGGTCATCGAACCTTGTGCTTTCTCTTATATGCCAAAATCTGTTTTCTAAGGTTCATTGCTTTCATGCGTAAATCGACACGACGTGGTTGCGAGTGAAGTTCTTTTTCAAGGATTTCAAGATC